GGAGTTGTAGGTAGATTGTATATTTTGTAGATTAGGACTATGAGATGAGAGGAGTGTAATGACCGTCGACAAGACCAACGCCATCACCACGGACAGGATGGAGACCGTAGCCAACCTGACCATCAAGGTGGCAACGTTGGAGACCAAGATTGACCGAATCCTGGCCATCTTGGAATCCAAGGCAGTGGCGTCCCAGACCGCCGCCAAAGTCCGGAAAGTCCACAACTACACCGATGAAGAGAAGAAGGCCATCGGATTCCGTCTCCAGAGTGCCAGAGCCAAGAACCTGGGTCTGACCTATGAGGAGTTCAAGACCTTGCACCTCCGTCCAGGGTCGAATCCGACCAAGGATGAGATGAGGGCCTTCCTGGAGGCCAGGAAGACCGCCGCCAAGAAGTAGGTACCAACAAGGACACCGAAGGGCCCGAAAGGGCCCTTTGGTGCGTCTAAGGAGCTCAAAGGCCATCGCCAACGGTGGCCATTGGGCTGAGTACGACGTGTAGAAGTCGTAGCCAATAATACGACGAAGGAGGTGTTGTAATGGAATCCACCGACACAGTCAAAGCCGCCTACGTAGTATCGTGGACGAAGGCTGATAAGCTGTCTAAGGAGTTCTAACCGTAGCCAATCGTAAAGGAGTGTAAGATGGATAAGATGTCACCTGCGGAGGCTATTATGTCGGCCAAGCAGTCCATCGAAGACAGACTTGAAACGCTGCTTGAGTGGCTGGAGCAGCACTCCACCGACCTGCACCCCGACGACGTCACATGGGCCGACGTCAGCGACTTGGCGGTCGTGGAGGAGGCGTTGGGACGTTTAGTGGACGGCTTTCCTGAGTTCAAGTCGTAGCCAATCCTGACTAAGAGCTCACCGGCGCCGACATCGGCGCCTTTGGGCTGACATCAACCGTTGAAGGAGGGGTGATGACGGAACGTGAGAAGCAGGCAGAGAGAGACCTGTGGCTGAGACAGAGCACAGTACGTGTATACATCTTCGCAGAAGATGAGGAGAAGGAGGAGTCGTGACGAAGTCCGAAGCAAAGAAGTTGAAGGCGTTGCAGTATCAGCTCGCCTTCGCTTCTTGGCAGAAACCAAGTAGACGGTCTGCGCTGGCAGTGGCAATGCGTGCCGCAGCAACGTGCTACGACCGTCGCACATTGGAGGTGACGCACTAATGGGCAAAGCCGTAGCCAATCCTTGGTGTCCCTGCACACCTGACACGATAGAGTGTCTGTCTAAGACTTGGTCTACCCGAGTACTCGAGACGTTAGGCAACCTATGTCAGTCGTGCCCCTGGTGGACAGAGGTACGAGTACGAGAAGGACAGTCATGACTGATTTTCGGATACCGACGAAGCGTGAACAGACGACTGGAGACATGTTCTGGCGTCTCGTAGAACTACTCAAAGCTCATCAGGAGCCTCCAGTGAGCGACGAGGTATTGGAAGAAGGCTTCGAGCTCGAATACGACCTCGCCAAGTACATGATCGCGCACGGCGGCTACAAGCGTCTCGCACTGTCACTCAACTACCTGGCGATGAGTGTAGTCACTAAGCTGGACGAAGCTGGTGACGTACTACTCAACTACGGTATCGACCTAGATGACTACGAAGATGACTACGACTACGAGCCCTCCGAAGACGCAGACAGCGAACTGACAGGCAATCCGGACGAGGAGGTCTGACAATACCGTAGCCAATCAGTAGCGAATTCCGGTTGACCTTCCTAATTCCCGGGAGTAAGCTCACAGTAAGGTAATATCAAGCACGAAGCAAGGAGAACAGTATCATGATGTTCAACACCTCCAACATTGACTGGACCAAGAAGTCTCGCAAGCAGCGTACGTGGACGATCGAGCAGCGCGCCGAGATCGCCAAGCGTCTCCGCAAGGGACGCCTCGACAAGCAGGCACGGCTGGCTTCCGCGAAGTAAGCCTAGTCGTATACAAGCCCATAGGCCGGGACATCCCGGCCATTGGGCTGTCCGTGTTCAGTAAGACGACTCCAAGGAGGAGTTATGAAGTCCGCAGCCGTGTCAATGAGGACCGACCGTACGAACGAGTTGGACCGTGACAAAGAGAGCCGCGTCGCGGTACTCTTGAGGCGAGTAGATAACCTCGACCGCCACATGGCTCGTATCGTCAACAGGCTACAGGCCATCGAGAAGAACCTTGGCATGTCAGTGCTGAACGACGATAGCACAACAGTCATGCGTAAGGCTCACAAGACTGTCGCTACCAAGTCTGTCATGGAAGCGATAGCAGACGGCGAAGTCGAGTACGAGGAAGAGGAAGTCGAAGCACCGTCGATCAAGCTGAGGAAGAAGCACGACTACTCCGTCGAGGAACGGCATGCGATAGGCGTGCGACTCCAGACGGCTCGTGCCGGGAAGCTCGGACTCACCTACGACGAGTTCAAGGCCATGCGCCTACGTCCAGGCGGAGTGCCGACAGACGATCAGATGAAGGCAGTCCTGTCAGCGCGTAAGGCGAACAAGAAGTCGCGATGATGCACCTTCTCGAAGAGTTCGTAAGGGGACTCATCGGTCATTCAGTTGCTGAACTAAGCGGCGAGGTCGCTGCAGTAGTAGTAACTGTAGTAGCCTCCATTATGGCTGCACGCGATGAGCTAACCTTCGAGCATGAGCGTGAGGCCTACGAGACGTTCGAGGCAGAGCGCGCAGTCGAAGACGGTCATGAGTGGCCGTACGGCTGAGAGGAGAGGTGCTATGAGCACATACCAGAGCATCGTCTTACTAATACCTCTCCTAGCATTGTTCGGTCTCTTCGTGTACATAGCTATAGTCATGCCGTTCATGGAGATGTGCCGACTGGACAAGGAGAGCGACCGACGTCGTAAAGACGAGGAAGGAGAGCAGTGAAGAAGCTACATCGTACACAGCGTCCTAAGGACGACGCACACAAGACCAGCGAGCGCAGACATGAGTCGCGTCGTAACGCTTCCGGTGTCTGTCAGACCTGCGAAGGTCGAGGCAACATCCTCATACTGTTGCCCCAGCCGTTGTACGCGCGAGGTACGACTACTCGTATCAACTGTCCTGAGTGTGGAGGCGATCATGGCTCGTAAGACGTCTCTGAGTGACGTCGCTATCTGGGTGGCGTGGTTCCTCATCACAGCGTCTATCCTGCTCGCAGGTTGCATGATACTTACTCTCGTGTGGCCATCATGACTACAGACGAGCAGCTCTATCGAGTGCTATCCGCATTAGCGAAGTCAGCACAGACTCGTAACTTCGGCATTCCACATGAGCCTAAGCTACGTAGCTATGTGCGACATGGTTATACGCTCGCACTTGAAGAGGTAGGAATCGAGCTAAAGAAGGCTACGGAGTAGTAGTCCTCGCTCGACAGGGGGCGTCTGGCAGTTATGCCAGGCGTCCCCTTTTCGCGTCTCCGGAGGCGTTGGAGAAGGATACCCCTTACCGGTTACCATCCTTGCAGTATCCTGCAGAATTCTGCAGAATCCTGCATTCCTATCCATTTCGCGGATGGGGATGCGGACCACGGTGTGGTATCCAGGAAACCGGTTTGATTCCCAGGCTAGTCTAAAGCCCGATACCTACGAACTTCGTGGTACCACCGAGTACATACGACTCAACGTAAACCGTAGCCAATAATCGCTAAGCAACTAAAGCGTAGCCAATAGTGTAGCCTAGAACTACTAGTACGGCGATACTGTTATAAGATTAGTAGCGATTAGTACGTAGAGCAATATAAAAAGAACTATGACGATGATGCCTATTATTAGACAGCCTCTACCCAACTGATTACCAGTCTTCACGTCTCCTCCTCTCGTGCGGCCCAGCGGTCTTCAAGAAACTCCTCCACCGTCTGCAGGGGGTCATTCTTGACATAGGTCACGTCATGTTCGATGCAGAACTTGAGCTTCCACTTCAGTGCCGCCAGTTCGACCATCGCCCACAGCGCCAGGATCGTCTCGTCCTGCCTGTCGACGATGGCCTGCAGCCTGACGGTCTCGGCCTTCTGAATGTGGACCTCTTCAGCGAGCTGCCACATGTCGCGGTTGGCGGCGGCGAGGTCGGCGCGCAGGGCGGCGATGGTGGCCTTGCGGGTCATGGCCTCTCCCTCGATGTCTCCAGCCACCATCCGCACGCAAGGCACATCGCACCGCCCGCCTCTAGGCAGCCGATGGTTCCGGCGATGTAGTGGCAGTCGTCGTGCTGCAGCGGGTCGCGGTGCTCGGGATCCGGCGGCAGCAAGGCGGAGAAGCGGTCAAGCATGGACTCTACCCGCGGACTGCGACCGGTAACGGGCCAGGGATGGTTCATCTCAGCTCGCTTCATGGCGCCCACGCCTCCCCGCCGCAGCCCATGCCGCGGCCGTCGGACTGCCGGCAGTTGCAGGCGGCGGCGTTGCTGCAGTTGCCGCAGCACCGCAGTTGCGCGTTCGCCTGCCGCAGCACCTCCCATGGCGCAGACTCGACGAACGCGGCAGTGTCGGCCATCGCCCACTTCAAGCCGAACGTGCCGTTCTTCAGCCGCTCGTTCTCGGACTCCAACTCCTTGATAGCAGCGTCGGCCATAGGTCGCCAGCCGGGAAGCTTGACCGGGAACCGCTTGTACTCGTCTACGGCGCTCATCTCCGCGCCTCCCAATCAGCGCAGTAGAAGCCCTCGGTCGTCAACACGTCGAGGGTCGAGCAGTACGACAGTCCTTCCTCTTGCGACTTGCACGTCTCGCACCGCCGAGCCTTCAGCGCCGCCAGCTCGGCCTCCAGCTCATCAATCCTGGCTAACATGGCACGAACAGAATGCGTCCCGATCATAGCACCATCAACATCTATGGTCTTGCCGTGTTCGATCATGGCCGCGCCTTCCAGCGGGAGCAGGACTCCGTTGGGTACACCTGACTCTTGTGTTCGTGGCAGTAAAATGTCGAGATCACTGTGTGATTGTCTTGACCGTACTTGCACGTCTCGCACCGCCGAGCCTTCAGCGCCGCCAGTTCGGCCCGGCAATCAATCTCACGCTGCAACGTCTCCTCGTAATGCGTCTTCCAGCAAGGCTTCCACGCCTCCGCTTTCTGCTTCTTCAGCGCCGCCAGCTCGGCCTGCAAGTCCGCAATGACCTCACTACGAGCCTTGATATTGGCGTCCCTCTCGGCCTCGGCCCGTTCGGCACGCTTCATCCAATACTCGGCGACTTGGCGCATCTGGCCATAGGCATCCTGCGTATCTGCCTTCTCGGCTTCGGCCTGCTTCAGCTTCTCCTGAAGCGCCTTGACACTGTACGGACGCGCCACACCGTCGTGGATGATGAAAGACTGTAGTTGCTTGTTCTCAATCATGAGGTCCGTGTATTGGCCACGCATTGCCTCGATGGTGGCCTCATACCCCGCCACGTTTTTCACCATCGCCTTGTAGCGGTCATCCGCGATCGCCAGCTCGGTCTCCAGTCCCGCAGCCTTCTCTTCACTCGTCCATAGGCGCCGCATGAGGTTCTTGCGGTCGGCTTCCAGCTCGGCGATGCGGGCCTCCTGGCGCTCCTTGTACGCAACCAACTCCCTGTACAGCGCCGATCCGCTGAGGCACTCGACCTCGGCCTCAAGCTCGGCGATGGCGGCGTCGGCCGCGTCAAGGGCTTGCCTCGGGCTGATATGGAGCTTGCCGGTCATTGTGTTCCTCGCGTCGTCGAGCAGCTTGCGGTATTCGTCTGCGGCGCTCATGAACGCTCTACCCTGATTCTCAACACGCCATGAATCCAGCCCTTGCCACCTTCGAAGTCGATACCTGTCTTGACCTCGATATCTGCGACGGTGAGTGTCCCCCCTTCGGGTACTTTCCTCGGCGGCATCTCGACGAGCGTACGACCGTTCTCGTCAAGTAGTTCGATGGTGAGTATCACGTCCTCAGTCTCGTACCACTTGCGTTTCTTGCTCATACTACGCTCCTCTCCAGTAGTAGAGGACAGCCAGCTAGTAGCTGACTGCCCTCTACGTTAGATCTCACTGTAGAAGACTTACTTCTTCGGACGACCACGCTTCAGAGGAGCCTTGGCAGGAGCCGACTTGGTAGCCTTCGTGGCGGGACGCTTCCGCTTGACAACGACGACTTCCTCGTCCTCATCTTCGTCCTCGTCCTCATCTTCGTCCTCGTCATCGATGTCCTCGTCCTCGATCTCTTCGTCTTCGTCCTCGAGATCTTCATCTTCCTCTTCGACCTCTTCGACGACCGGCTTGGCCTTCTTCTTGGCGACAGCCTTCTTCTTCGTCTTGGGCCTGAACTCGCCGACACCCGCAGCCTCACGGGCAGCGCGCAGGCGCTCACGGCCGGCTTCCGCCTGCTCCGGCGTCATCTCGCGCGGCTTCCTGATCTGCAGGTAGTTCCTCGGGAGCTCGAAGAGCTCGCCACCGAGCGCATCCGTATCAGAAGCCTCGAAGCCGAGCTTCTTGAGCTTGTTCTTCCACTTGCGGTTGCAAGTGTAGATCTGCATGGTGTCCTCAGCCTCGAGGAAGTTGACGATGGTCTCACGCTCTGGATTGACGGTCACTGCGACCCTCCTCTAGTAGACGAAACGTTACCGAGTAGAAGCTGCTTCTCCTTTCGACGTGTTCCTATTGCAGGAGTATGCTAGTCCCCTAGGATAACAAGGTCAACCGAAAATTACGTCGAACTCTCAAAGAGATTCTCGACGGCAACCATCGAACCCCAATGAGTTCCGGCGTCCACGTCTACGGGCCAGGTAACGCCATCGAATCCTGCGTCTATAGGTACCTGACTCATGGTGTCCTTGATTATCTGCGCCGCTTCTTGCAATTTATCTTCTGGTACACATACGTTGATTGAGTCATGTATGTGTGGATATACCAGCGTTTGTATACCTACAGCTCGTAGGTTCTTGACTACAGCAATGTGCGTCATAGTCGTTAGGTAGTTCACTGAACTCATGATAGGGAAGTTGACACCAAGAGTACCTACACGCCACCTATGCGACTCGGATACTAGTAGTGGGAAGCGTCGTTTGTTACCGAATGGCCCGATGTACTCCTGACCGTTAGCCAATAATTCACTGAAGCGACTATCCATCCAAGCCTTTGCGACTGGTAGACGCTTCCAGTACTCACGCAAGTACAACCTAGCTTCCTTCACTGTAAGTCCCAGTTGTGGCGCCATGGACTCAGCTCCACGTCCGTAGAACGCGCCAAAGTTGATCGACTTGGCAGCGAGTCTCGACCGCCTGAACTCATTGATGTCTCGCTTCTCCAACTCCTTCAACTGCTCGTCGTTCAGGTGACGAATAGCTTTTACTACCTCTGCGTGCGGGTCTCCCTTCAACCACCTAACGAGCTCTTGGTCGCCTGACATGTGAGCGATGAGGCGGAGGTCGGCCTGCTTGTAGTCTGCGTGTAGGATAGTCATACCTGGCGGAGCGCAGTAGATGTTGTAGATGTCTGTCTCATTAGGGATGTTGTGGATAGTAGGTCTCGAGGAACGGAAACGACCATGAAGATGGCCTACCAAACGGTAGTCAGGATGGATACGACCGTCAGTCCACATGAACTTGTGAATAGCTCCACAGTAAGTCTTCAGCCTCTTCTGTGCCTGCTTATATTGAATCAATGCAGCAGGATAGGGATGTTGTCTCTTCAACCAGAACAGCGTGAACGCGCCTGTCGACCTGGAAGACAATCCGGAGCCCTTCTCAATACGGCCCGAGAACAGAGCTGGCCTCGACGTCTTCCAGTATAGGTCAGCATCTACGTCTTCGCCTTCGACGTCCATCATGGCTTTAGACAACACGTCCATCGGTATCTCTGCTCCATCTGCAGGCAGATCGCCGAACGTAGTCAAACCGAGTTGATCATACAGGTAAGCGGAGAGCTGCTTTGGACTACGCGGGTTGACGTCCGGAGCCAGCTTCTCGAGTATTACTTCTGCTTCCGCGATTTGCTTCTTATACTTAGTCTCTAGTGCCTCGAGATTGTTCATATCTATGCACATACCTTCGAGGAATAGCTCCGTATACAACTTAGTAGCATCCATGACGAGCCGCATAACGCGTTCCATGTTCTGCTTCTTGATCTCTTTACGGAACAGCATTGCAAGGCGTCTAGTGTAATCAGCGTCTGCCGCGTTATACATCATCATGTCATCTTGAGGTATAGCGGAGAACTTGGCTCCGAACTGTTCCTCGCTGGCGATGTAGGCTCCGAGACCATTACGAGTTCTGAACTGCGCCTTCCACGGTGGAGCGCTGAGGTAGCGCATCGCCATCGGCTCTAACCCGTGACCGGACTCACGCTCATCCAGTAGCCAATGAGCGACTTCAGTGTCGAACCATAGATTAGGGAAGACGCTACGAGACCATAACCAGGCTATATCAAAGCCTGCTGTCTGAAAGATACACTTCTTAGTCTTTAGTAGTTTGGCAAGGCGCTTGATGTTGCGTTTACCTTGCAGCGTCAGAGGATTAGGCTCGAATAAAGCCCAATCGAAGGAGGCGCACTTACCCTTCGCGTAGCTGATACCAATGATAAGTATCTCGTCCTCGTAGACGTATCGCGAAGCTGTCTCCAGGTCTACGGCGATTAGTTTAGCTTCTTCTAGCTTCGGCCATACAGCTTCGAGCTCTTCCTGTGTGTGAATAGGCTCATAGTCCTCGTACGGCGGCGGTATGACGGCAGGACGACCTTCCACCCCGATAGCAACCGCTTTCTCGAGGTCGGTGAGGAGGTCGCGAAATAAGTCCGGGTTACGCAATATCGCAGCCGGGTGGTACGTCGGCAGTACACCAGTTGTAACACTAGGACCAAGTCTAAGCTTTCGATAGCTCCCCCTTACGAAGCTGATTCCCTTCTCGTATTGTCCTACAGCTTTAGCTGCAACGTTGCCCATAGGAACGATCAACTTAGGCTTCAGCGCCTCGAGCTCATCCATGAGGCCGTCGTAACACATATGGACCTTGTCTGCTGGAGGAGCGCCTCGACATGGACACATGCATACATTCGTGAAGTACAGCGTCTTGATGTCTACGTCCAGGTCTTTCATGATCTGATGTAGCAACTGACCTGATTTACCTCGTGGGGAGAAAGGTCGCCCTTCTCGTACTTCGTTCTCACCAGGCGATTCACCTACGAAGACTATGGGCGGACTAATACGGTTGCCATATCCCTGTACCTTCTCTCCACTATGGCATTCGGTACACTTTCTACTCATACCTATTGATCGCCTCCTTACCTTCGGACCGGTTCCTGTATACATTCTGCAAGCGCGTGAGCCGCGATATATACAGATAAAACGATAATTTAGGTTACCTGAGATTAGCCTTCTGAGAGGTACCAGACAAGGTACCGCGTGCACACAGGAGCTTCCACCGTCGCAGGTTCTCACGAAGGAGCCCTAGCCGATAAGAGTGAGAGAAGTCGATAGAGCCGGGTAGACGCTCTGCGCCTTCAGTGATCACTATACCATTCATAGTGAACAGTGCAGCGAGTGAGCTATCTACGCCCTGGACGTAAGGAAGCGTTAGACTCGGAGCGACGTCCCACTCAGGACGATCATGACAGCCTAGTAGATGAATAGTAACTTCTTCTCTATAAGTAGCCTCGCAGAGCTGTCGAAGACCCTGAACGGCACTGAGTCTACGCTGAGACCAGAAGTTAGTGTAACGACGGGAAACGCCCAGGCACGTGATCTCAGGCATCTCAAGCATACGACGAGCACAGTCCAACCACTCATTATCGTCTTTACCTTGTGGAGCGCCCATGATGGAGCCCTTGTAATGCATACGCTTGGCACGCTTGACGAAGTCCCTAGACGACTCGATCGTGCGGTCTGCTTCGTATAGCCAATCGGGACACAGTACTTGCGAGGCACCCATGAGCTTGGCATCTACGAGGTACACTTCGGGATCTACGGGTTCACCTAACTCAACGGTGGAGTTATCGAGGATAACGAACTTACCTTCGGCGATACGTGCCTTGAAGAACGACATGTATACATCATCGTCACACAAATGGTCTAGAGCCATGAAGTACTGATCGTCGATCGTCTCGTTGAGATGGGCTGTAGGTACGATCGACGCTATACGCTGTAGCTGCGAAGCGGGGGTCATGGACGGTTACCTTCCTTGAAGTTGAAGAGAGTAAGTTGCTCACCTTGCTTAGGCGAAGTATGCTCGATCGAGAAGTTAGCGAATTCACCACAAGCGAAGCAGTTGGAATCTGTATCCTCGGGACAAGCTTTGCAGGTATCTGGCATTACGATGACTTCTTCTCCGACAGCGATCTTCAGTAGCGCGTACTGCCACGAAGCGTAGTTGATCATGTCGATACAGGTATCTAGAAGCCGACCAAGATCGTCTTGACGCAGAGGAGTAATACCGCGGAGCGGAGTCAGTAGCCCCGTCATACGCATACTACGCTTATGAATCTCGGAGGCTAGCGAGACAGCACCGAAGATCATCTCTTCTGTAGGCTCATGGTCTACGTTGTAGGAACCGGCACGATCTTCGTACACCTGCTTGGCGTACTCTAAAGCGCATTGACGTAGACGATGAAACTCGGCTACATCTTCGGGCGTAGATAGCTTACTTCGACGAATGACGTCTTGGATAGTGAAGTCTACCATGGTCACGCGACCTCCTTAGTGAGTGATGGCGTAGTGTGCATAACGTCGCCAGTAGTCTGCTTCGATACGAGGCCAGCGGAACTCGAGTGATTCCAGTATAGCGTTAGTCAAAGGAGCATCTATACATGTAGCCAATGGCGGGTCGATACGGATGACAGGATTGACGTGAACAGCTAGCTTGGCGGTGGCTGGCAGAACGGTAGGTGGCTCCTCTGCATATTTGTAGAACGTGCTCCATAGATACTTATTGCCGAGTAGGTGATAAGCACCTGGGTAAGCGTTATCGAGAAGCAAGACGAAGGCTCGTACTAGGTGATCGACGGGCGCTATCCAGACCGGAAAATCGTCATTGGCTGCGAAGCCTGGCTTACCGCAACTGAATAGAATGGAGAGCCAGTGGTCGCGACGCCATTGTCGGTCTATCCTAGCGATTGGAGGTACAACGTCCGAACACCGGTAGATATAGAGCTTACGAGGATTCATGATAGCGCGAACTGACTGCTCTGTCAGTACTTTGGAGAGAGCGTAATCTATCATCTTCGGACTGGCGATGGGACCTTCGATAGACTCTCGTAATACGGAGGTGCGGTATTCGGCTACGGCTTCGGAGCTGAACTGGTGGTAACAGGCACCTGTAGCCTCGGCATGAGTAGCTAAGCGGATGGCGAGTCGTATATTGTCGTTCCAATACTTATCGACTCGATTATCGAACTTGGTGTAGCCACCAACGTTGATGACATGTCGCGCTGCAGGTAGGGTAATGAAGTTGCGCGGAACTATGAAGACACGACCGCGTACTTCTAGATAGACCTTTAGCAGTCGACCGATCTGACCAGACGAGCCTACTAGAAGATAGTCATACAAATAGTTCATGCCGCACCACCTTCCCAGACGCGTTGGAACGAGGTAGCTCTTCTAGACAGTTGATGTTATGAGGTATCTTATGAGGCTCGAGACGACCTCGAAGCCATGTTCGTAGATCGTTAGGAACTATGGAGATAGGTGTAACATAGGCAACGGGTATCTCACCTCTAATTGGATGGGCTTCACCTATTACGACCACATCCTCTATACCTGGGAACTCACGAATGACCGCTTCGACTTCCTCGGGTACCACGCTTTTACCGGCTACCCGAATAACGGACTTCAGCCGACCTGTGAGGTACATCCTACCCATGTAGTCTAGGTAGCCTGTATCACCTGTGCGCACGCCTACCTTAGTGAACGTCTCGGGAAACTCGTCTTCGAAGTAGGAAGTAGGTGCGTACGGACGATGAACGACGAGCTCGCTTTCCTCTGTACAGGCTACGAGAGTACGAGGTATAGGACGACCGACCGATTTGCGCGAGTCCTCTTCACAGCCTATGGAGACGATACCGACCTCACTCAGTCCATACTCTTGGAGTAGCGGAGTACCGTAGACGTTACCCCACTGTTCGGAGAGAGCTACAGGTACTGTCTCACCACCTGCGTAACATCTATCAGGCTTGTACGCGGCTGGACGATTCAGCAACATACGAAACATGAAGGGTACACCTGTCACGACGTCGAACGTCTCGCGACTGAGGAGAGCTCTAGCGGTGATAGCGCGTTCGTAGACGTTCGTATGACAGATGGCTCGCACTTTAGCGTTCACGAAGCCTGCTGCCATTAGTATACCGAAGCCATAGCTGTGAGTGATAGGCGACGTGATCAGTACGTTGCTCAACTTATCGATCATCAGTGCGGTGGCTACGTCCTCGGCTTCAGCCATTACACTCTCGTAGGAGCGTATAATGAGCTTTGAGGTGCCTACAGTGCCGCTAGTGAGGAACGCGACACCTGGTCCGCGATCTACGTAGCGAAGCTTGGATAGTAGCTGCGTCGTCTGGAAGTTAGATAGACCGGGCGGAAGCGGTAGTAGGGTAAGCCCAGCTGCTCGCGAGAGTAGCACTTCTTGGTAGAAGGCTGGAGGGTATACGGAGTCTGTAAGCGTAAAGACTCCGCTCATGTCTCGTCCTTCATAAGCACCTGCACCTCCACAGAAGACTCATCGCCGTACGTACATATTAGCATAAGCTTACTCCTTTCCATCCGGAATTGCAAATCGACTACGATTAGCGCGTCACCGCGACTCAGTAGTATCTGCGGCCCCGTGAGATGAAACATGATGGAGCAGTGGCCTATGACTGAGTTCAGAATAGCAGACCCGAACTGTAGTGGACGTATACGACGATCAGCTTTGAGCCATAGCTCAGGATAGCGCTCACCGTACGTAGTGAGTCCTACGATACCCCCATTATAATCGAGCGGTATACCGTCCTTGAAGCCTACTACGGCTAGCGCTAGACCGACAGCTTCCTCCGCCATCTTACGCACTAGCGTACTGTGCTTATCGACCAGACTGGAGTCAACTTCGTGCGCGTGTACTATAGTGGAAGCACATAGTTTCATGCTGACTCCACCACCAACGCTGAATAAACTCCCCAGGAGCCATGAGAAAGCACCAAGATATGCGCGAGGTCTGCCTTCGTAACTTCGGTAGTGACCTTGAAGCTGACTTCTAGATCTGGGTCTAGCTTGTCTTTAGCGATCGTTGGGAATAACGTTTGGGTAAGTAGAGCTTGCACTGCTAGTACTACGCCGATAGCTCCTGAAGCACCTTGCGGATGACCGAGTACATGCTTATAGGAGCACACGAGAGGCATCTCGCCGCCGAAGACGTTTACGATAGCCTCAGACTCTGCTGAGTCATTAGACTGAGTACCCGTACCATGCGTAATAATAGCGTCGATACGGTTTGAGTCGTCAGGCTCAGCTTCGCGTATCGCATCTTCCATAACGCGTTCTACGGTACCTGCACTCATGGCAGCCATGTTGGTCGCGTCGGAAGCTAGACCGACTCCTGTAAGGTAAGCGATAGGAACACCTACGTCTTCAGGAGCTAGAACGAGGAAAGCTGCTCCATCTGCTAATACGAGACCGTGACGGTCTGCTGCGAAAGGCAGGCAGCGATTACCGTAGACACGCCATGCACTAAAGCCTGCCATAGAACTGTACGTAACTTCATCTGCTCCACCAGCTAAAGCGATTATGGACTGACCTGTACGAATCAAGTCCATAGCTGTAGCAATAGCGTAGCTGGACGAGGCACACGCATTACCGAACTGGTATTTGTTCTCGATGTCGTAATAGGCTGCCATACGATCGGCTAGAAGCAAGCCTAAGTAGGGAGTCACGGTAGACGATTCGCGGAGCGCGACAGTGTCTGAACTGGAGCCTACGCATAGAGTATCGTGACCTACCTCTTGACCGAACTGACATTCTAGATCGAAGTAAGCTGCGTCTGCCGCATGCGTAGCATTGAAGAACAGGTCCTCATTATTACCGATTGTGTGCACTGTTCTAGCAACACCGTCCGGGCATAGACGAGAACAGGTAGTGTCCTTTACGTCAAGGAGTGACTGCCAGGTCTCATCTACGTTACGCCCTCCTGGCGTAATCATGCCCATGCCAAGTATACCTACGCGAGCAGACATGTTACGGCTGATCCGGTACGTAGACTTTACCATCAGAAGTGATCGCGATACCCATCGCTGCATGTACGGGAATATCTGTAGCTTCGAGTACCTTCAGCCGACCGCCGTAACCGATCTTCTCGACTATGACGCGGATATCGATGACGTCTGCACCTGCTTCGCGGATGGCGTTGATCAATGAAATGATAGTACCACCGCTAGCTAGTGTGTCATCGATGAGTAAGACACGATCTCCTGCACTGATGCCATGAATCTCGAGAGTCCCATCCATGTACTCCATAGACAGAGGGACTGAGAGAGCTCCTGGAATGTGGTACGTCACGTTATGACGAGCCATAGCCAATGGCAAGCCGATAGTGAAGCTAAACAGACCTGCCAGGATGGCACCCTTGTCTTCCTCAGACAAGACGAGAGTAGCCGCTTCCGGAATCGGAGCAACGTTGATTAACGCGTCCAAAGCTGCTGCAAGTACGATGGGGCGAACTGCAGGAATCTGGTCTGTCAGCTCATTGATCGTAGTGTATTTGCCTTTGCCAGTCATAACGCTACCAGCGCGACGATATACCTCCGTTAGGAGCTCCAGCGAACTGGGAAGGATAGGACGCGTCATCGCTTCGCCTCCGCTTCCTGCTCCAGCAGACGTGTCCAGCCGATCACGACCTCACGGAAAGCTTCACGGCTCATGGACACGACGTCGTTATTACTGCTGATGAAGTCTAGATCATGAGCAGTAACGACGACTGTCATAGTACCATCACCGTAGATCGTATGCTCGTTGAACTCTTGCGCGATCTGATCGTTAGCGTCGTTTTCCATAACTCCTCCTCTTTGCGGCTTTGGTAGGCGGAATCGCCATGAACTTCTTGAGCTCCTCGACAGGAATCCGCCAACGATTACTGACTCGGAAGCCGCCTATACGGCCTTCCTTTAGCATCTTGTAGACAGTATAACGACGAGTACGGAGTAGCGTAGCTACTTCCTGTACTGTGTACGGTTGGTCCTCGTTACGAGAAGAGATCTCGTCCTGAATCACGAACTCACCTCCTTACTAGTGTCGCGACCTGTTAGCGCTCGCATCATCAGATAAATGGACTCAACAGTTTGGTTAGCGGAATCGCCGTTCATCGAAATATGCTTCTGATAAACAGCTTTCACAGTCGCCTTCAATTCAGCTGGAGAAGCTGGTGGAATGTTAGCCTCATTCCATCCTGTCAAGAGCAAGTAAGTTTCCAGCTTAGTGAGTCCAAGTTGCGCATACCTTCCTGCCAGTCTAGCAGCAGTAATAGAGCGCTCACCTTCAGTAACGCCTCCGAGGAGATCATCATACCAGCCGTGATCATTCATACGAGAGCCGCCAGCCGGCAACATGTCCATAGTGATAGGAACCGGCTCCGTAGTCCAGCGCCACATGTAGTGCCGTCCTGACATATGCTCGGACGACGGAGCTACGACAAAGCCTCCATCAGCTTTTAGGTCTATACCGTCGACCATGCCGATTCTACTAGGCATAGGCACTTTCAGACTATAGTAATAGTGTCGTCCGCCACCACCCGTAATCGCTTCCAACGTCCGAGGGAGCTTCAGTGCTGTGTAGGCTGATAGCGCCTTATCTACATCCACTACAGCTAGACCCGATACGCGTCCAGTCACGATTCCAACGTTAGACTGAAAGAACTCGTTAGAGAACCAAGACTTGACTTCCTTGCGCGTAGGGAGACGCTCTGAGAACTGACGCCAAGCTACCCTCGGATGCTTACCCGGCCACTTACACGTATCACGACCACACGAACAGCCTCCATGAACAGGGACGTGACATGGGATAACTGACCATCCTCGGTCTAGATACTCTAAAGCTTCGGACGTCGAGCTCATGACTAGCTCCGGCGCTTCTTGATCGTGCGGCGCTTCTTCACTGGAGGCTCGTCTTCCTCGTCTTCGTCTTCGTCCTCTTCGTCTTCGTCTTCGTCTTCGTCGTCTTCCTCATCCTCTTCCTCGTCGTCCTCTTCCTCGTCTTCTTCGTCGTCCTCATCGACATCACCGACGGAGTCAGTGAGAGGAGCATCCTTCGGGAGCAGCATCGATACGGTGCTGTCCATCTCGCCTTCATGACCTTCTCTGGTGGACTCGCGCTCAGAGACCACGAGGACGACGACCTTGCCGATCAACTGATCTGTCGACTTGTTCCTGACTTTGCCGGAGAGACCGAAAGCAGTCAGGTGATTCTTGAGGTTACCGAGCGCCTGTACCTGCAAGGACGTCCAGGTACGCGCGGTACGACCCTTCGACTTGCCTGTCAAGATCATCCAGTCCCAGACCAACATGGGCTGACCTGACGACTTTGACTTAGACATAACACACTTCGTGAGCTTCGCGCGATACCGACCCTTTGGAATCGGCGTATAGTCCTGAATCTCGTCTAGGTTGTAGTTGAGCTTTGGCATCTTAGGTTACCTTTCTGTTGCGCTTTAGGATACGACCCCATAACTTAGGACGTATCCACTGCTTGACAGGCTTGCATGGAGTAGTAACTTGTACCATAGCAGGATAGTCTGAAAGCTTAGTACCGCACTCGTAGTACACGATACGACTCGGCATACCTAGGCGGATAATACCAGTGTACGTAGCACCGCACCAAGGACAACGAGGCGGTATCTTCATGAAGCAGCTTTAGTCCAGTACCGCATCAACTTAGCGATACTAGGGTCTTTGACTCGACGAGGAAGACGACGACCTCTGTTCTTGCCTAGGTAAGTAAATCCGTCATCCTCGACGTGCTTCACTGTATATAGGTAGCGCACCTCCTTGTTCGTCTCTTCATCCAACGTTAGGACCATGCGTCCCAGGATATCTACGTAACCGCCTACTTCCAGTCCTAAGATACCCGGCAAGGCAGGAACGCCGATATCCCTGCGCTCATCCACGCGCTCGCCCGCAGACATGAATACGTGAACCTTCGTCCTCGTAGCCTTAGACTTCGCTAAGCCCTTGAAAGCGTGCAACAGGTTCTTCATCTGTTGTCCGCTCGAGAGCCAATCATGTTGCGTAGGAGGCTTAGCACGACTTAGGTCAGCCAAACCTTCACTACCCAGATCAAGTACTGTAGGCATCGATACGTCACGCTGTTGAGCAGTAACGGAATCAAAGCATACAGACTTGTACTCAGTATTCTCCTCACGCAAGAAGTCGTACACTTCCTGCAATTCCCCGAAGTCGGAGACGTCCACTACGTGAACATCTGAACCAGCCAACGTTAGATCGCCTCCATCAACGTTGACGAAGAGCGTAGGACTGGTCTCCTCGCATTCTTGAGCGGAGCCAAGCAAATAAGTCTTGCCCGTATCAGTCAAGCCGTAGAACAGTCCGAAGAACTTAGCCGTAGCCATCCTCGGTGGCTTATGTATTCTCACTCTATCACCTCCCTATCTTCCTTCTTGACGTAGAGATTATCGAGCAGGAACTGATAGTCCTCTCCTTTCATATACAGCGTACACGGGTCTCTGAATTCACAGAACCCGCAAGACATAGAGTTAGGCTCCGGATACACCTTGAACTTGCCTGACGTAAGCAAGTCATGGGCATCGCGAAGCCTGCGAAGGAAGAGCTTGACCTGTTGAGCGTTGATGTCCAACGTATGTCGCTCGAACATATCGAGCTTAGACTTGGAACCAGGCTGCTGTTTACGAAGACCGTTGTAGATAACGCCCGCGATCGGCTCGTCAATCAGATCTTGAGCAGCCCATACGTAGGATACGAACTGATGGTCTTTCTCCAAGTACTGGAGATAGAAGCGAGTGAAGGTCTTATGGTCTACGACGTAGATCTTCTTACGGCGACGGGAGTCGCGAACGAGAAGGTCTATGACTGCGTGATAGTCCCAGTCTGTACCTGGAATCGGCTTGAAGACTTCCTTCTCAACTTGAAGCACTTCAAGACGCTCATGCTGGTGGTGAATAATGTACTGTTCTAGCATATACGTACCGAGCCTCTTCGATTCAAGCAGCGTCTCTACGTCGTTCTCTAGAGCTCGACTTACCAGGTCGCCACCACTGTCCTTCATCTGAAGCACGGCCGATATCTGCTTATCCATCCAAACGTTGAAGACGTGAATAGGATCTGCCTGCGTCTTGTACATCGCAGCCAAACCTTCATGTATACCTGTACCCAAGTCGAGATGTTCAGAACGGGCCATGGGCTTATAGCGCTTTCCATAACCGAACCACCACTTGAGCCTGCACGTATGCAGCGTAGTCAACTGGCTGGATGACATCTTAGCGTCGATCGTAAAGCTCACGAATGCCTCCTCGGGAGTCTACGCAAGCCTGTCTTCGCTTGCATAGATTCCGAAACGCCCTCGTCTGGCTCAGTAGACGTGGACAATATGTCTCCAATGAGCTCTAAATTAGGCTCATCGGCCCATTGAGCGTGAAGGATAGTAACGAGCTTCACCAGGTCGATACTGCGTATACAGACCAGGCTCCACTTCATGTTAGGCTCAGAGACAGTCATAACAGGTAGCTTACGCTCTTTGACTGCCTTAGCGACTGTATCTCGCATCAACGAGATAACCGCCTGTCGCTTCCTATGCTTTACCTCTACGTAAAGCTGTGGATGTATAACATCGCCGGAAGTGTGATAACTATTAGAGCCCGACAGTGGATTCCTGAGTCCACCGAAGAGCGCGGCTGCTACACGTTCAGCACGCTTCCACGGCTTGTCTGCCACGTAGTCCTCCTTCCTTCAAGCTAACTCGGTATACGCCATTGGTAGCAATGCTAGTCCTCCTGGTAAGGAAGGTCAATCGGTATTTCTAAAGAGTTTTAGAGTAGGAGTAGACTTAGGAGAGTGCGGGGAGCGGCTGCTCACGGGCCGAGGATTACCCGGAGCGCCGCTCCCCACTTAGGACCCTATCGACTTAGTGGGGAGCAGCCACTGATGTACGTCGAGGGTCCTGTCTTCTACCAGTACGAGCAATAGGCGAAGGCTCTACAGCCTGCCCATGGAGACCAGGAGCAACCTGCAGCCACGTACTTATGCCAATAAGCGTAAGTAAGTTGCTGGAAAGCTGTCCATACTCCAGCAGGCTTAGGAAGTAGTTGCAAGAAGCCGAAGGCGCCAGACCCTGCGAGGTTCCAGCGATGTTCAGCTCCACCGCTCTCGTAATGCATAATCTGAATAACGGTATTGACTAATCTGGCTGGCCATACCCAGCGTACTAATGGACGCCAACGCTCCCATCCGGAGCCGCCAGGATAGTTCATCCTATGCCAGAGCTTAGCGAACTTAGTACGATAAGTCACCAACTGTGACTGCCATCCACATTTAGCGTCCTGCCAGAAGACGAAGGAAGCTTGACGAGGTGGCCGTTTACCCAGGTGTAGTCGTGGACTATACCCGAAACAACGTGCGGCGCGTCGGTATCTACGACCGGCGACCAAGGCGAGACTGCGGACGTGGAGCGCTTGGGTAACGACGATAAGAGCGGCTGGAGTTGCGGTAGTTTCGCTGGAGAAGGCTGAGAACGAGGGCGAAGCAGACGCAGCGACAGGACGAGAAGACACCAGGAAGACACTCCCAAACAGAACCACAGTAAGGACGAACGATGAGGTAGCATATTTCATGCCTCCCCTTTCGTAGCCTACAGAACTGCAGACCTCAAACGATAGATAGGTCTGCGACACGCGTTAGCTTCTGACCATCCGAGATAGTAAACACAGCAGCTAATTGATACGAGCCTTCGACAGGTGCAGTGAGTCGAAAGTCTGTACGCGAATCCGTCTCAGTATGCGAACCGACGGCTCCAACCATGATGACGCCTGCCACATTGACTACTTCGAAATCGACAGACGAGATCGTCTCTCCGGCAGCCAAGTCGGCAGCAATATCGAGATACAGGTCGACGATATCGCCTGCCTTTACTGCACCGAACTGACCCATGTGCACAGGCGCCGGGTAGTAACTCATTGTTCCTCCCCCCGTCTGAGTCCTTCGGACACCAGACCTCGTTCACTAGGCACGTCTGTAAGACCACGATCATTCGTAGACACGAGACCTCGTATATTACTAGTAGAGACATAACCTACAGACATACCGCTAGACGTTAGGCCGATAACACCTAGGATATAGTCAGCAAAGTAACCTGACAAATGGCTAGTAAGTACGCTCGCAGCAGTCATAGTAACACTGACTGAAGCAGTTACGTAAGCACTAGATGAAACGATAGCAGATAGAGTACTAGCGGCAGTTACCGTAACTGCTGTAGGCGCTATACGCGAAAGAGCTGCACTAGACGAAACGTAAGCAGTAAGAGTACTCTCAGCGGTAATCGTAGTAAAAACGGAGTAACTCAGCGAAGCCGAAGCACTTACGAAGCCCGTTAGAGTAGAGCCACCTATCAAAGCTGTCGGAGTAGCCGGCGTACTAGTAAGACTAGCATTACTGCTCACGAAAGCTGTAAGTGTACTATCACCAGTTACGGGGATACCAGGCGCAGTATTAGTTAGGCTAGCAGACGAAGACGTAAAGCCAGTCAGCGTACTCGCGGCACTCAGACTAGTAGGAGCCGCAGGACTCCATGAACACGAAGCCGTACCTGACAAGAAGGACGTGAGCGTAGAGGAAGCAGACAGCGAAGTAGGAGTAGCAGGACTCCACGATAGCGAAGCGATAGCAGACGTAAAGGCTGTCAGAATAGATGCCGACGTTAGCGTAGTCTGAGTGGCAGGAGTCCAAGATAGAGAAGCAGCTGCAGCTACAAATGCTGTAATAGTAGACGCAGCGGCTAGCGTAGTAGCTGTAGCGGCTATCCAAGAGAGCGAAGCAGTCCCCGTAGCGAAAGCAGTTAGAGTGGAAGTAGCCGTTACCGACGTAGAAGGGATACTAACTAGACTCGCACTACCTGAGGTGAACGCTGTAAGAGTAGAAGCAGCGGTAAGCGCTGTAGCAGTCGCTGCCGTCCAGGATAGCGACGCGGAACCTGCTGTGAAACCTGTAAGCGTAGAGGCTGCTGTAAGGCTACGAGCAGGTGCCGCAGTCCATGAAAGAGAAGCGGACCCTGCGGTGAACGCTGTTAGCGCGGAAGCTGCCGAAAGCGAAGTAGCAGTGGCAGCTGTCCATGAGATACTAGCACTACCGGCCGTAAACGCTGTAAGAGTAGAAGCAGCTGTAATGGCTCGGGCCGGAGCGACTGTCCAGGACAAAGAAGCACTAGCAGCGGTAAATGCTGTCAATGTAGACGCGGCTGCTAGAGTAGTCGGAGTCGCAGAAACCCATGAGAGGCTTGCGCTTCCTGATGTAAATGCGGTAAGCGTAGAACTAGCTGCTAGCGACGAAGTCTGTGCCTGCCAGCTCACACTGGCAGCGCTTGATGTAAAGGCAGTGAGGGTGGAGCTGGCAGTGAGCGCGGTCGCCGTAGCAGCCGTCCAAGAAAGGCTAGCACTTGACGATGTAAATGCCGTCAGGGTAGACGCGGCAGCGAGTGACGTGGTATCGAAGGTGAAGTTGTCCCCGGCCACGTCCGCAGACGAGCCGCCGGGGCCGGTGACTTGCACCTGTACGTTGTCGGCGGAGGCGTGCGCAGGCGAGACACAGGTGATGGATGCGTCGTTGACCACGGCCACGCTCGTCGCCGCCGTGCCCCCGAAGGTGACTCCGGTAGCCCCGTAGAAGCCGGTCCCGGTGATAGTCACCGACGTACCGCCGGAGGCCGGGCCGTGAGTCACGTCCAGACTTGTCACCGTGGGGAGGATCTGGCGCGTACAGAGCGCCATGAAGGCGTGCTTCGTGGCGACGGCGTTCGCCATAGAGCCGTCCTTCGCTCCAACGGCTCCAGCGGCTAGGTCAAGCAAGTAGGCGATGTCGCCAGCGATAGCCGCCGCCGCTGTCTCCGTGATGCCGTTCGTGAAGCCGCTGGGCATAACGGACGCCTGCACGGTGGAGCGGTAGTTGAAGCCCATCCACACCAGATCGTCGTGCAGGAGGGCGGTGAGGCCGCTGACGCCCCGGATGATGGTGTCCGACGTGGTATAGGCGGTCGCCATGAACGTCGGAGCGACGGCCTTGCGCCCGCTGAGGACGATGACCTCGGCCGTCATGTTCGCGGCGTAGGTCGCCGACCACGTGTAGGAGACGACGGTGCCGTCGCCGTCAGTCGTGGCGAGCTTCCAAGCGTAGGCGGATTTGTAGTAGGTGCCCGTGGTCACGGAAACGACGGTATTCCACGACGCGCCGCCAGAGCCGCCCGTGTTGGCGATGGTGGCCAGCGTGGGGGCGGCGGAGGTTGAGCGGTAGGAGGCACAATGGGCGATGATGATGTCGCCCTTGATGATGCCGGTCGGCTTCGTGACGGCGACGGTCGCCGCCGCCGAGACGTTCCCGCTTACGGAACGATATGCCATATCAGCCTCTGCTCTACCTTAGTCCAATCTATTCCCTGAGCATCGTAATCGTAGCAGCGGAGCAGGAGACGACAGCTCCAAGAGAGATAGCTAGCGAGGTAGCGATATTGAAGTCGCCACCACTAGTCAAGGCACAGAGGCCCTGGAAGCCACATACTGAACCTCCGGTCTTGAAGTAACGAGCGAAGGCAGCCGTACCGCCAGCATTAGCCGAAGTATCGTTGGAGATCGTACCAGCAGTGATCACGCCTGCACCTGAGCAAGCTCCGAAAGCGTCTGCAGCCAGCGCCAACTCTGCGAGCAAAACTGCACCGTTGACGTTAGCAGCATCGTCCGCGTTCGTAGGAACCGCGCCCGTGTTATCGTAGATACGCAGCACGCCACTGGTATCGAAGGTCGCCCCAAAGGCGTCCATCATAGCCTGGACTTCCGCCCAGGTGACTTTGGGATCGAGTGCCATTACTCACTCACCTGCTCCCTAACGGTTTCGTGGATTGCATAGACGTTGAAGGTAGCTCCACACGCTTTGCACTGCGTGCGCTGCTGACCATGCCAGTGCGTGGCATCCGGCCAGCGCTTCTCTGCGTAATCGAGAGGCAAATCGATGAAGCCTTCCGTACTGCCGCAACTGCCACAGTGTTTGACGGGCTCGATATCTGGGATCTGCGGTGTCGGATCTGCCATGTCCTTCTCCTAACTTCGTGGATTATATGCTCTGCTCTCTGCTCTGCTCTCTATAGAGAGCTTATAGGAAACCTTCCTAAAGGTCAACCCACCTCAGGCAGCTTGAACTTTGCCGAAGGCTGAATAGCGACCGGAGCCACAGCGACCATCAGGTAGCTGACCATACCGAAGCAGCCAGCGCTCACGATGATCTCCCACGTGGAGAGCGAGAACTCGAAGATGTTGAGGCCGTTGCTGATGAAGATCGGACCAGCACTAGCAATGAACACTCCGATAACGATAATGAGGAATGCGCGTAGCTTGTTCACGATAGCTCCTTACGTATGAGGTTTGTAATACCTGTAAAGGAAGTAGAGAAGCCCGGAGATAATAGCTCCCACGGCTACGAGAAGCACGTTCTTGATAGAGATGTCCGTAACGGAACCGAAATTCTGCTGTACGTAAAGTAGAGCAGCAGCTATCATTCCACCGAAAGAAGCTAGTCCCGCCTTGAAACCGCTAGAAGCGGCAGGTGCGAGCCTCGGCGGTGACACAGCTGCACATACCGCATCCTCTGTTGTAGTTAGTACCGAAGTAAGCTGTTCAGGCGGAGGGTCAGTCCAGACGGTCGGTACGTTGAGCGATTCCATGGGCGACGACTCTTGACTCGACAGTACGTTGATATCAAGACGCGTAACCTCGCCTTCGATAACGACTTCGAGAGCGTTCGGCCCTAGATCAGTATAACGAGCAATCACTTGAGCGCCTTCATCTTTACGATATCGATGCAGGCCGTGACTTCCTGACTCGTGCGCCTGACCTGCGTTACACTACCGCCATGAGCTCCGACGTTGCCATCGAGCCCATAAGCAATCCAGTCCTTCGGATTGGTGTCATCACAGAAGCCAATGTGCTGATTCTGCCACCATATCCAGAGATCGCCTAATTTACTCTCGGACACAGGCTTGAGTAGGCCCTTAGCTTGCGCCCAGTCATGGTACGAGGGCACGTAGGCCGGGTTCGGGGGGAAGTGCGTGAAGCCGTTCTTCTTCAGGTCCCAAGTGACGAAGGCTGCACACCAAGGATAGCCACCACCGAGTCCCACAGCGTTGAGGTACTTGACGATCTCGCCCATGTTGGAGCCGTCTGGCCACTCATGCATGCCGAGCTGAGTATGAGCCAAAGCCATGACTTCACTACGAATACCTGGCGGAAGTATCATAAGCATCGTAGCAAGATCGAACTGACCTGTCACAGTCAAGCGCGTCTCACGTTGTAACGACTTGACGAACTCGCGAGCAGGTGTACCGATTACGTCTGTCTCAGGGTCGAAGCCAGGAGGCCTAACGATCTGATGACCTGGATTCTTCTCATTCCAGCTACGTACGAACTTTACGAGCGCGTACTTCTTACGCTGAGCTGCAGGGTCGAAAAGCAGTACCATCACACGCCTCCGACCGGCAAAAGCTGTTCGGTAGCAGCACAAGCTTCGCCGCTTTCTCTAAACGCAGCTTTCAAGTCTGTGATCAATATACGCGCGTAACCGCTATCGCTGTGGAGCCATCCTGTACCCCAAGACTGCTTGATAAGCGCGTATTTGGAATCGACTCCTACCACATCATAGGCATGCCCTCCTAGCACCTTGCCGATAACGCGTATTACATGACCGACGGAAGAAGGCTTAGACATACCTTCAGTCCAGATAGTACCGAAAACGACAGGACCGAAGCGAGCTACGAAGTCAAGAGCTTCATCTACGTCTTGAGCGAAGAAGTACGTCTTGATGCGTTTACGCGCGATCAGTACTTTAGCTCCCGTACGTACCGTAGAGCCATTCTGCATATCAGGTTCACCGTCGAGAACCTTACATGCCTTGTAAATATCGTGACCCGTGAGGTCACACCAAGGGTCTTCGATTGGAGCACTAATGCCCCATCCAGCCCAGGCGAAACCGACACAATGCGGCGTCTCGCCTTGATCAAGTACCTTGGAAGACTTCCAACGCTTGACAGGTCGTGGCGCGCTTACCTTCTCCAGCTCGCGTACAGCATCCGACATACGATAGTCGCGTGCGTCCGGCGGAGAAGGCAAACGTCCAAGACCGTGCATAACGTATTTAGTCATTCATCGCCCCGCTTCCTCAGGTACACACAGATACGATCTATAATTGCGCCCTCTTGAGCTCTCTACTCTTTCTCGCGTCGTGTGTCACCTCGCCTCCCCTACCGGATATGAATGAAAACAAGATACACCAGCATCGTAAACACGGCCGTCATAAGGCCCGTGAGGATGAGGGTCTGGATGCGGCTGGAGTTGGCGCGCTCCCGCATCCCGCTCATCTCGCGGTCGATGTTCTTGGCGTTCGTCTCGGCCTTCTCCGCGAGTATCTGGTGCTGCACCGCGTACTCAGTGCGCGGCACCATCGAAGTCATGATCTCAGTGATAGTCGCGCGCCACTCGTTCTGCTGCATAGCGCGATGCGTAGCCAGCGCTTCGGCTTTGTCGATAGCCTTGTCGGCGACGAGCTTGGCCTCATAAACACGCTTATCGTTGGTTTCGAAGCGACGTTCCAGTCCTGCCCAGCGCGCTATCATAGCCTTCTCTTCCGTAGTCCAACGCATTTCACAAGTCTTCTGAAGTTCGTCGATACGCGCTTCTAACGAGTGATGTCGTAGATCGCACATACGCTCTTCGCCAGTGCGTTCCTGCTCAGCATGATCACGCGAGTAAAGAGCTTCATTCATTCCGCCTCCTCGGGAGGTGTAGCGGACCACCAAGGAGCTAGATTAGGCGAGATCTCAAAGTGTGCAATAAGTCCATTACGGAAAGCTTCGTCTCGTTTTATTTCCGGGCCATCAGATACGCCCATAGCGAACATGTAAGCGTAGCCGCCCAGCTCCCGGTATTCCAGGGTGCCGCCAGTAATCAGGTCTGCTTCTAGTTGTAGTATCAGAGCTTCAAGCGCGTCCATAGTAGCGCCGACGAACTTGAGACCGAACGTAGCCTGAACGAGATCCTGGTGTATATCTACCTGACGAAGTCTGCCTGTATAAGAACGAACAGGGTCGAACAGCATCTTCCTAGCTGGCAACACGTGCCCGTATTGCAGGAAGGTAGTAGTACCGTTGTTGTAATCGTTCGCGGTAGTAACAGCGGTAATCTTGAACACAGTACGTGTTACCTTTCCAGCCAACTCTTCACCTCCCTGTCTTGTACGGTAGTGGCGGACGCTGAAGCGCATTAGCAGGAGCAGCTGAATTAGCGCGACCTACGATATCGGGGAACCGTCCCTGATAGCCTGTACCGCCAAGCGACAGCGTTACGGTATCTGTATCTACATTCAACTTCACGGCCGTAATGATAGCTCCACTTACGTCTCCTACATTCAGAGCGCAACCTACCTTCATAGTAGCTGCACCCTTGATGCCGATGAGCGTAACTGTGCCTTCCCATTGAGGGCCATCACCAGAGATGCCACGCTGTACGATATATGACTGGGCAGCGTCAGCAGCTGCCGCTGCCTTATGTAGTCGGTAACTACCGTCAATGAGGCCGCTGTATTCACTGGACTCTGAATTGAGCCCCAGTAGGGCGACTTGGTCACCATTGACGTCGAAAGTCATACTCTTAGGCACCCATGCGGCTAGGACTCGCCTATTCTCTGTAGGATTAGAGCTATCAGAATAGATAACAGTAGCAGTATCGATCGTACCCTCATTCTTGATACCAGCAGATACTGTAACGCCTGGCTGAGTACCGTCCAACGCGTACGTACCTCTAACAGGCGTACAGAAGAACGTTGGATCCCACCCCCAATATAGAGTCTCGGCACTCATGCCTACGAGAGTCTCTATAGCCGCAAGATCTGTCATGAAAGGGTCTATCTTGACATCGACGCCATCCTTGACAGTAAGAACACTAATATCGCCTCCACCGGAAGCTGCTACGATAGCAGCTGTAAGGTCGCCCGGGCCAGATAGTAGACCGTTAGCGAGTACCTTGACTTCGCGTAGCTCCACGAACTGCTTACCCTCGCTATACATCTCATTAGCAGCATACCAGTTCTTCCACTTAGGCGGAGTAGGACGTACTTGATGGGGCGCTAACAGAGTCTGCCATCCGTAATTAGAAGAGTAAGGATGCTGCATAACCTTGAAGGTACTGTAGAAGACGATCATCTTACCGCTGAAACTAAGAGTAAGTACGTCATCGTCCGCTTCAAGCAGAACGACAGGATAGCCGTTCTCGTCCCATACGTAATCACCATTAGCGTAAGCTTCAGGCTGAGTAACTGGGTCAATAGGCAAGCCTGTTACTGGGTCTACCTTAGAATAGACTGCAGGAGTAGTGAACTGCTTACCCAACGCAGTACGTTCGAATAGCTTGACGCAATGAGGGTCCGTCAACATTGCGACAGGGTCCTGCACAGGAAGTTGCCAAGGCTCATCGCAGACATATAAGCCTGCCCAAAGCGAGCCAGGCGTTGGCATCTTATAGAAGTCTGTCCATACGTTGATCTGCTCATAGTCGGCCCAAGCCCAATCAAGAGGCCAGTCCTCTAGTACCTTACGGGTACCTGCGTCTAGGTTCGCTATCGTCAATGCGTCTATGATAGGAGTACGGAAGTCGTACCTAGCCTTAGCGGTAAGACCCGTAGCCTTCTCTTTCGATAGGCCATCACCTATCTGATAGTAATGAGCGGACCATAGTATCTCAGGAGCCGGACAATCGCCTTGCCAAGCAGTTTGACCTTCTAAGTGCGAAAGCGCAGGTATATCCGAAGGATGGTTACCGTAGTAGTCATAATGCACGGCTGCTTCCGACGGTGTAAAGTAATGAGACGGACGAGCACCTATCTCCAGGTCTGCGCTCTGGAATCTCAAGCCATTAGCCGTATCTGCACTTATCTGAAAGCCTTTACTGCCTGCAGGTGAGTTCCAGTTCTGACAATCAAGCTGCTTCCAACTACCTACATTAGAATCGCTACCTGTCCACGAGAAGTCTTCTCGGCGTCCATGTTCCTTCGCTGGACCTTCCGCGACTACTTGGAATCGTGCGAATTCGCCTGTATACGTAATACCCGGAGTATTGACGACCTTGCCACGCCATATCTCGCCTGTATCGCACGTTACGAGTACTTCATCATCAAAATTCGGTACAGGGGTAGGAGGCCTCAATAACATAGTACAAGTACCGTAACCACCGCTTACGTTAGAATCACACTCCAGGTTCTCTGCGTACGGAGTATAGTTCACGCCGCCAATACTCACAGCTATCTTACCGATAAGCGTATGTAGGCCCTTCTCCAGTAAAGTAGTTCGAGGCAATGGAGGCCAAGTGATTATCGGCACCGGAGGCACGTCAGGCGGCGGAAGTACGCCATCGAGATTACAATTGCCTACACCGTAAATACGCGCAGCTTCGATAGTAGACTTACCGTGTCCTAGCTGTTCCCCAGTATAAGGAACGATCGCACCGAGACCTGCTACATTAGTACGTCCGGAGCGCATAGCGCCATAATCTACGTAAACAGGCTCAGAGCCCCAGCCATGTACGATAGCGGAAGGAGCAATAAGCTTTCCTTCTACAGAAGACCAATTACCTCCACCGGCACCAGCGGGATCAAACTTAGCGGCTGCAACATCAAGACGACCGTAAGCCCCATATATATTATGAACAAGTACAGCACCGCTAACTTGAGAAGCGGCAGTAGTAAGAGAACCATAAATAGTCGGAGTCAAGAAGCGGATAACTACAATACCAGAGGCACCTGAGCCAGGGGTACCACCCCAAGTACCGTCACCACCATCTCCAGGATTTACACCATCAGCACCATCACCAGCCAAGAACGGAGCACCCTGACCACCATGGGCATAAGTAACAGACGAACCTGTGATATCGTTGGCTACACCTACACCGCCCTCAGCATGAGTAGTGGTATCGCTTTCATGAGTACCACTGCCATGCTGGCCCACTCCACCAGCACCACCGCCACCGCCGCCACGGGCGGGATAATGCGCAGAATAATCGGAACCACCACCACCGTCATATCCCTGTCCTGGCTCCCCTAAACCGCCAGCGCCGCCAAAAGCACTACCTTCAGTGCCGCCACCAGAACCACCATATTGGCCTACACCAGTATCATAAGAATGACTGCCGGCTCCACCGCCAATAGCAACAAGATCTGCAAAAGAACTATTCAAGCCATTCTCTTGAGCAGCACCGCCCCGCCCTATAAGGATATCTGTATTGGCATAAATATCTACACTAGAATATGCAAGATAACCGCCAGCTCCACCGCCAGCCCCACCGCCAGAAACGGCCGTACCGCCTCCACCACCACCAGCAACAATTAGAACCTCAGCAGTTAGATGACCATCAGGAGCAGGAGGTACTACAAATCTACCGTTACCAGGAGTAGCGAACTCCCATACTGTATACTCACCATCAATCGTGATCTCAGGGAAACTGTCGACAATGGTACCAGAACCAGACACAATGGCAACTGGTGCTGTAGAGACAGCACTATGGGTGAGAATGGTACCAGAACCAGACACAATGGCAACTGGTGCTGTAGAGACAGCCCCTATACGAAGGGTGAGGTAGCGGATGACGACGATGCCGGAGCCGCCGGCTCCACCACCGTACCCATCTCCCCCGCCGCCTCCGCCACCGCCGGTATTCGCAGTACCTGGAACTCCAGCGTAGCCAGCGATAGCGCCCGCGCCGCCACCATGCGAAGCCGTACCGACTTTGGCAACGTCGGTGCCCTGGAACGTCCCGCCGCCTCCGCCACCGCCGTAGCCGACAGTGGCTCCGCTGATGTCGCTCTCGACTCCTATGCCGCCGGCGCCACCGTAAGTAGCTGCGGCCTTGTGCTCTGCTGCTCCTCCGGCGCCGCCGCCGCCGCCGCCGGGGTACGGAGCCGAGTAGTCTGGGCAGCCTCCGTCGTACCCTTGCAGGGGAGAGCCGGTCGCCAGTCCGTGGTCACCGCCGCCTCCGGTGCCGCCTTGGCCGCCGCCCGAGGCGCCGTTTCCACCGCTGGCCCCGTAGTTGCCTCCGTAGCCACCACCGCGGGCAACGAGAGAGCCGAACTCACTGAGGCCACCGATTGTCCCTGGGACGTAAGAACCGCCCGCTGGCCCTCCATCACCGACCGTGACGGGCATCGTGCCGCTGACCCACTCTGTGCCGGTGAGCACTCCCCCGCCGCCTCCGCCACCACAGGACCCGCCACCACCACCGCCGACGATCAGGACCTCGCCCTCGCTGACACCATAGGGCGTGACGAACTCGCCCGCCTGCAGGAAGCGGACGACGGTGTAGTCACCGTCCGTCGTCGGGGTTTCGCCGAAGTAGGTCACGACCCTACTCCTGTTTTACGCTTGATCGATCGGTACGGCGACAGTAAGATCAGTGATGTTGACTTCAGCGTTCGTAGCGATAACTGCAGTGGTGAGAACGAGATCGTCACCAGAAGTAGCAGAGCATGTACCTTGCAAGATCGCAGTACCTGCCGCATTACAGATACGAAAATACGTAACAGCTGCAACATTACCTGTAGCTTCCGCGTCCGTAGCAGTAGCCGTCAACGTAGCCTCAGCAGCATGATTCGTACCGTTGTAAGAAGCGGCGCTAAATGCTGTAGCGTTCAGAGTACACGTCGCGACCTCAGTACCTGCAGCATCGTTAGCGTGTGTAGGCTCAGTACCTGTATAAAGAATGATATGGCCGGGCGGAGAACCTGCGTCGATCAGATCTACCAACGCGTTACACATAGCGACGGCAGCGACCTGAGAGATACGACAATGATGAGCAGCCATTATTCTTCTCCTTCTTCTGTAGTCTCTTCCGTCTCCGGAGGATTGATCACGACGCCTCGACCCTTCATCTTCACTTTGATACCTATAAGCACTTCGTCTTCCTCTCCAGCTTTCATTCTATAGCTCCTTTACATACCGGGCGTATTACCTTCCCAACCCCAATGATGGAAATGATCGTAAGGCCAAGCCCAAATGACTGCCTCGTCGAGATCTCCCATCTGATCGTCATGCGTCTCGTCGGCTTCAAGGTCTTTGACAGTGACGCCTGTAGGATACACAGGAATATCTTCATCAGCATCCGCGAAAACGTTATGCACAGTAACTACCTTCAGAGAACCGTCTTCATTACGCTCCTGCAAAGGTGCAGTAACTTTATCGATATACAGCAATGGAACGCGTATTACTACGACGCCCGAGCCTCCTAGAGGCCCTGGAGCCTGACCATTAGGCATGCCGAAACCGAGCCAACCTCCTCCGCCGCCACCGCCACCAGTATGAAGGTCACCTGGACTTCCGCATCCTCCGCCACCACCGTAACCTGGCTGACCATCCGGATTACTCCATAAATTTGGACGCTCTTTACCTGCGCCACCACCACCATACCATTGTACGAGAGACCAGTCTATATACTTCCAATATGGTCCCTTACCTGCAATATCGCAAGGACGCCCGAGACCGCCATTACGTCCCCAACCACCGTTAGCGGGCCATTGAGACCCGCCTCCGCCGCCACAAGTGTGATTCAACCACGCATCCCACGAGGAACCCACGCCGCCAGAATGACCTTGTTCCATATCCGGACCCTTACCTGTAGCTCGAATAGAGACGATACATGAACCGGGACCTAGGTTCGTAACTACTGGAGCTATACGATAATTATAGCCGTCGACTATCGGAATGACGAAAGCGCGTTCGTAAGTAGAAGGCTGCGATAACGCCGTATAGTCTACTAATTCATCTGCCATGCCCGTGTCTGTAAAAGCGTAAGACGCTCCGTAAAACTTTATGTCAAAAGCGTTTGAGCACGAAATAACGAAGTCTGCTTCTGGAGGATGATCTACGTCGACTATATCTGGAATCATGTAGCACCTAATAGGATTAGTCTCGCCTTGAGCAACTACCTCTGCGTCACTTAGTACGAATTCGTCAGTATTATGAACAGCTGCTCCAGGGATTCCAACGTAATGATTGCCGCCATAATCGCCAGGTTGCGCCCAGTAATCTTGTACATCTGGGATAGCGCCTCCACCAGAGCCTCCATTAGCTGCACGGTAATTAGCGATACCCTGTACACGGCCTCCATAGCCTCCACCATAAGCAACTAAGCCTCCGAACGAAGAGTTCTTACCCATAGCTGCGTAACGCAGTTCGGGTGTATCCATAGGATTATCCCACTCTACTGTACTACCGCCTTGTCCTACTACAACAGGACCGTCGTTTACACCTGGACGTATAGTGAGATTATGAACGTCTACGAAGCCCCCAGCGCCTCCACCGCCACCCATAATACCGCCACCACCAGCTCCTCCACCCGCCACCAGCAAGACGTCGACACCTCGTACAGCACTATCGACAGTAAAATCCATGTCTTGCGTAAACGTATAAGCACGCCAGCCACCACTACCGGCCACGCCTACAACTATATCTGACGGCTCGGAGACGTTGAGGTTCTTATCGATAGCGCGAGCGCGATAACAACGAGCTTGTCCGGTCGGCACCTTCTCTTCCCAAGAGACAGTCGGACTACCTTCCCATATCATAGCTCGAGCAGGTCCTACATAGCCTACGTCATCCCTCTCGATTATGTAGCCCAGCAAGTCCGTGACTTCCAGTTTAGTACTAGGGTTCCACTGCCACAATATACCAGCAGGCGTACCATCAGCGGACAAACCTGTAGGAGGCGTAGGGGAACACAAGTCCAGGACTGGACGAGAAGTAGTACTGACCTCGAAACACGATATCATCTCAGTTTCCGACTCATTAGCTTCATTCGTTCCGAATACTTCATAGCGATAATGCCTAGCGGGCAATACGTCAATGTCCAAGTAAGCTTCCGCGTACGTACGATCAAGCTCCTGACCGTCACGATAAACAATATAGTGCCGGAACATAGGCTCATCCGAGTTACGCCAAGACGGACCTCGCATATCGTCCCAAGCTATCAGTACTCTATCATCACGAGACCAAATCATCAGAAGGCTGACCCCGCTTTACGTACTTTACGCTTAGTCAAGATAGGCTCTAGTAGATCGACTAGTTCATTAGCTTCACGAGCGGACGGAGTACTCGTAAATGTAGACCACTGTACGATATAAGTATCGCCTCCAGCTCCTGACAAGGCAGGAGCTCCACTACTGTTATTAGTAGCAGTAGTAGGTAGAGGAACTGTGGGTGTAGTATAACCGCCGCTGTAAAGGCTCTGTGAGATAGCAGACATAGACGAGAAGATATCGCTCAACGTACTTATCGCTTCCTGAGCTTCCTTCATACGAGTCATGCCTGGCAAATGGTCTAACGCTCCAGCGATAGCGTCTATCATCTGAGCCAGCGCATTACCTATATTCGTCCACATATCCCCGAAGCTCAAACTCATACGACTGAATTCTTGTAGATTGCTCGTCAAGTCAGGTAGACTGGCAGCTAGGTTAGCGATATCCTGTACCAGTTGGACCATCGTAGAGATGAAGCCTGATCTAGTACTCAGCTTCTCCAACGCTTTGTCGTCCCACCTGTCGAACTGAGACAGGATATTATCGATAGCTGTAGCTAACGCGGCTCCAAAGGCTGTCCAATTCTGCTCAGTAACAGAGAGTACAGATGCAGGAGCATTAGCGAAGAAGCTGAGAATATCTCCCAACGCCCCAGCCAACGTAGCGATTTTGCCCATGCGGTCTGCTTGCGTACCCAGTAGCTTATCAGCAACGGTAACGAAGACCTCCATGACTTCCGTAATCGCACTTCTGATAGCGGAAGCAAGAGCATGCCATTTCTGCGGTACGACAGTTACAGCCTCCGTAGGTGCGCTAACGAAGAAATCGATTATACTACCTAGCGCGCCTGCTATACTACCGACGTCTCCAGCACGCGTAGTAGTATCACCCAGCTGCTTAGTAGTAGCTTCCTTGAAAGCAGTAAGTACTTCGGTTACCGCAGCCTCGATAACTCGAGCTAACGCTTGCCACTTCTGCGGAATAACTGAGACAGCATGATCTGGCATACTGGATAGTGCACTGATGAAGGAGCCGAGTCCTCCAGCCATGGACCCTACACTACCCATACGAGTAGCGGTAGAGGCTAGTTGCTTAGCTGTAGGACTCTCGAATACCTTGAGTACCAACGCGAGAGCAGCCGACAATACCTGAGCTAAACTAGTCCAAGCTTGAGGTATTACCTTAGTAGCCTTCTTCGGCATGCTTGACAAAGCGTCGATGAAGGAGCCCAAGCCGCCAGCCATGGACCCTACAGAGCCAGCGCGCGTAGCTTGCTTAGCCAAGTCCTTGTTCTTGGAATCGTTGAAGACTGCTAATACTTCTGCAATAGATACTCTGAGTACATTAGCTAGCGAAGTCCAAGCCTGCTTAGTAGGACTAACAGCTTTCTTAGGCATCTTACTGAGAGCACCGATAAAGCTACCAAGTCCTCCAGCCATCGACCCGATGGACCCCATACGCGTACCCTCAGTATCGAGCATCTTATCGTCGAGGGAAGAGAAGACAGCTAAAATCTCGTAAACACCTACGAGTAATGCCTGACCTAAAGCAGTCCAGTTCTGCCTAGTAGGACTAATGACCTTCTTGGGAGCGTCCGATAGAGACTTGAGTACAGTACCCAACGAGGAAGCGATAGAAGCGAGGTTAGAGACACGAGTCGCGTAAGCAGCTACTAAAGCGTCACTCATTCCAGCACTCATACCCTGATTGAACTCTAGCATAGCCTTCTGGAAAGCAGCGCCTATGCCAACCCAATCACGATTGAGTACCTGCTTGATATTCTTCGGGATGGAAGCAAGCTTGAGCGCTAGATCTGCGCCTGCGGCAGCAGTCTCCTGCGCTGTCTTCTTGATATCCTCAACGAGCGTAGCGCCCTTGAGCATATTGCCTGCTTGGTCCATCCAGCCGCTCAGTACTGCCTGTCCCTTCGTCATCGCTATCGGACCGGACATGCCTGGAATCTGTACGTTGATTATGTCTCCGATAACCTTAGCCCACGCGATCGCAGCGGCTGAGGCTTCTTCGAAAGCAGGCTTAGTCTTATTCACTTGATCGAGTAACGCTTGTATATCCTTAGCTAGTTGAGTACCGGGGAACTGATCACGCAACTTGCGTAGCTGATTCATGTAATCTTCGAGAGCCTTCTCACCTTCAGCGCCTGGTTGTACGTCGTTTATACCTGCCATTATATCTTGAAACGACTTGATAGCAGACTTGAGTTCAGGCTCCGCTTTCTCCAAGTCGCGTACCATCTGATCTGGCAGATTACGTACTTCTACTCCCGCGCCTCCAGCGCTCATGAGAGCCATGCCTGCCAGGCCGAAGCCTGTGAAAGGCACGATAGGCATCGTATGTATAGTAGCACCTGCAGCAGCAGCACTACCTCTAGTAGCTAACGCTGCCGCGTTAGCTTTGAGCGCTAAAGTCTCTGCTTCAAGTGCTGTAGTCTCCAAAGCGAGAGACGTCGTAGTACTTACTATACCTCGTCCCATAAGCGCAGCGGCTTGTCCCCATGTAGTCTGAACGAAGATAGCGCCCTTGACGGCTACAGCGAAAGCGATCAAAGCGGTAGCGACAGGCCATAGTACTCCTGCGAAGGGTCGTAAGATATTGAATACGACCGCTAGAGCCTTAGCCAAGTTAGTCAACTGCGGTATTACGGCTTTACCTATCGCGTACTCAAGACCCTTGAAGGCACCGACAAGGTTCTGCCATGCGATCAATGACTGTTTAGCAGCATCCAACTGATCTTGATTGAGTATTTGACCGTTACGTTCGAGGGCAGCGTTGACCTTATCAATCTGCGTAGCAGAAGCCGAATACCACAACGCCATGGAAGCTGCACCACGTCCTAGTATCAGAGTCGCAGCTCCTGATCTAGTAGCCGGGTCTACCGTCTCCGACAACCGGTCCCTGATAAGAGCAATTTGTTCTTCCGGCTTGAGGTCTTTCAAGTCCTGCCAGGTAAGACCTAGATGCTCATAGGCATCTGCCGCTACCTTCTCACCGTATTGCAAGCCGTATAGCGACTTCTCCAACGTCTTCATGGCCATGCTCGTAACGTTGCCTTTGACGAACATCATCTGGAACTGGCCGACCAGTCGAGAAGCTCCTTCAGCAGTCATACTAGTTTGAGCTTGAAACTTAGCAGACTGCAGAGCGAAGTTACCGTAAGACTTAGCGCTTAGTCCAATGGCTGCCGCGATAACGCCACCCGTAATACCAGCAGCCGTAGCAGCTTTAGACCAAGTCATCTGAGTCTCAGCAGCCATACCTGTCAACGCTGCTTTATCGCGATCAAGCTTAGCTATAAAAGCAGCATCATTGATGTCCAGGTACGCTACGAGTTCGCCTACAGTCAGTGCCATCACGTACCTTCTTCCGGAGGAAACAGAGCGAAGCGTAAACGTGAATCAATACCGAGCAGTCCGAGTATCCGAACTCGTAGCCAGCGCCCCGAGCGCTGGTCAACCAGGCCCGGGGCGCTCATATCGATGTGATAGTGCTCTTGCATGTCGGCCTCGATCAGGTCCCAGCGTCCGAGGATGTCTCGCCAGGGTCGGCCTTCGCTACTCGTTTCGTCTTCAGGTCTGTCAATCCAGCGTGAGAGCCCCGTGATCGGGCTGACGGTGTTGCCGTCGTCTTGCGTCGACTCGCCCGATTCGGGGCCGGTGCTTCCCCCTGGTTATTCCAGACCGCCTCAGCTATCATACGATTGCCGGAGAGATGAAACGCGATGAGTGTGGCCAACACTGCTTTGAGATGGGCACCCATGAGTCCGTCTGCAAGCATTTCCGTTAGCGTATCGCCACAGAGTTCTTCCATTAGTTCGTTCTGGTCCATATCGGAGAGAACCTCGGCATCTACGTCGTAGTCCTCTCCTTCCATACCCGATTTGATGGCCGCATTTATCTGCGGTGCCAAGGCCTGCACCTTCAGCCACGTACGCGCGCTAATATCGCCCGGGAAGGAATACTCCTTGCCACGAATAGGCAGCACCAACGGCTTGACGGCCGGAAAGTCGTCTAGGTCTCTGAAGGCCATCGTCTAACCTCAGACAGCCGTGACGACGATGTCAATGTTGCTGGCTCCCGCCGAGTTCGTAACCTTGATGTACGAGGCACCCGCCGTCTCTGCCGGCGTGATACCCCAAATGCTGTTGTTGTTCTCGACGACCCACGAGGTGAAGTTGTGCGCTACGAGGCAGACACCTGTAGTAGCGACAACATCGTTGACACCTGCCTTGAAGAAGTTAGTACCGATAACGTGCACCAGCGTACCGCCAGCGGCCGCTACCGTACTCGGCGTGATAGAGTAGATCACCGGAGCAGCGAAGGCGCCATCCGGATGCGTGATCGAAGTACGAGCGCCCTGACCTGTGAGGACGACAGACACCGTGGAATTCGCGTCCATGGCTCCACCATCATCTGACCAGGAGACAGCTGCGTAACCCTGATAGGCTTCCACACGAGGCCCACTGGGCTCCATCTCGTACCAGCGCACTTCTACGCGATTCGCTGCACCCATGTGCGGGGAAGCAGCACGAAGGACTTCCTGGCCGGGATCGTACGTAGTAGCACTAGACGCCTGCACCTTCCTGGCCAACTTGAGGGTCAGACCCCAGGCAACGGCTGTGACCGTGGAGCTCTTGTAGCCCTCACTATCGTAATCATCGTCCGGCTGCACAGTTGGAGTGAAGTCCGGCTTGAGGTCCTCAACGCCAAACACTCCAATCCAGGTTGGAGCAGCGTGAGTACCGGTGTTCACATCCAGGTACCATTTACGGTTGAGCGTAGACGCGCCCAACGGCACCTTAGTAGTCGCAGGCATAACTCACTCTCCTTAGGTTCTGTTCGTGGAAGGACGGTGTACGGACATGTAGTAGTTAGACACATTCGACCAACGGCTATTACTGTCTTGACCAAGAGGAGCAGCTGACTGACGTAAAGACTGTACGATAATTACGCCAGTAGTCAAGACGAGATGTAGCTTACCATGAAGCAGATTGAAGATAAGGTCAGATAAGTCATCCACGAGACGAGGGTCTGAACCTGACCAGCGACAACGCATCTGTACACCGATAACTGAGTCAGAGAGACTAGGAGCGTCCTGCACACCGTACGTAGTTAGCGTAACGATACGATCTGGAGACTGCGGTACATTACCCAGTACGATACCCGTTTGTTGAGCAGTGTAAATGCCGCTCGAATTCCAGGTGCCTATACTGTTAGACTGCAAGTAAACAGCCAGACCAGTCAACAGGTCAGTGTTGAAGCCGCTCATGTTAGCGTCGTCTTCATTTCGCGTTGTACGAGTAAGAGTCCTACGCCACGAGAGTCATTAGCCGGTTGTTCAAGATACTTAGCTTGACGCCCTGGAGCATGTACCCAAGTGAGTTCTTCATGCTGCCTACAAGCGTAAGGCGTATCGAAACTAACTGCAGCGCGTAACGTACCCGGGTCCGGAGGCGAAGCTATGCCGGACTCCAGTAGTGGACCCAAGTCCAACGGTACGATATCTACTGCCCGCTTGAGCACTTCCTCCGCCCATAGGTAGAGGCCCCTAGCGGCACCCTCACGTTCTTTGAGCGCAACTTCCAGGCCAAGCCACCGCGTTGTCACGATCATAGTCATGAGCAGGCTACTTTCACGTAAACGACTCGCGCCTTGAACTGCTTCGGACTGACAGCGAGTACAGTACTAATGCGACCTGCAACGGTAATACGAGACTGAGGCGTGAAGTCTGCTTCATGGCTGTAAGGAGCATGAAGTGTGAACTCTGATACGACCTCTTCGCCTGCCACGTCACGTACTAGTCGACGCGTAGTATCAACATTGCAGGTCACATTGACAGGTGCAGCGTAGATCGGACCATAAGCACTGTCACCCGTATAGGTTTCGACGACGACGATAGCGCCCATCGTATCGAGTGCCGCTAACCGTGTTTGAGCTATCTGAGCAGCCGTAAGGCTCATGTATCAGTCTCCGAAGACAGCGTTATGTTATCGATGTCATTCGAGTAAGCGTCTACACGAATAGTCGGTACAGTACCCGCAGAAGAGCCAGCACCGTAGCCATACTTATCGCGCCACTCAATAGCAGATTCACGGTACTGCTTAGAGATGTCTGATTGATTAGACGACATCCCTTCCGCAGTGAAAGTGACATGCCTGGCCCATAGCGAGGCTAACGTCTCGAAGCCTGCTGCAACAGCTCGCTGCCACGAACCCTCAATGGAGATCAATCCTTCGATCTCCGCATCAGAGAAGTTGGCGTCGGCTGGTTTAGGACCGGCAGCCGACAGCGTATCGCCCAGCGAGAACCGGACCCGGTCTCTGTCGAGAAGCAGCGAATCTGTGTAAGTGAAAGCCATGACTATTACGCGCCAACCAGCGTGTACCACTGAGTCGTACTGGTAGCGATGTAGGTCACTGTAATGGCCTGAGCCTGCTGATACGCGGCGTCTCCACCGAGCGCGTTGATCTGCCCTCCCGTTGCCGGGAAGACGTGCAGGTGCTTGTTAGCGACAGTATTGATGACGGTGACTCTCATACCTGCGATAGCTGTCGGAAGCTTGACAGCCTTGGTATCATCAGCAGCCGTGATAGCTACGATCGCCTTGGTAATCGCTCCCGCATCCGCATTCGTTACACCGGTACCTGCGGCAGCCAGAGCCTGCACGTCCTGGAGCAGATGACGAATGCCGACAACATCCTTGTTGGCATCGAGAACGACACCCTTACTCGCAAGAGCAGTACCTGCGGTAACACCTGCGAGCACGTCGACTTCCGGCTGCGTAGCAGTAACACCGTCGATGCCGAGATGTACAGTGACTTCCGTACCGGCGATAGCCAGATGTTCAGCATCAATGCCCTTGTAGTGCGTATAACCTGACGTAGTGTCAGTCATAGTATACCTTCCAGTTCGGACCAGGGGCAGCGGACACGAGGCCCGCTACCCCCAGCATATGTATGCCAGTCCGAGTCATGACACTCGCTCAGGCGTTGCCGCGATAAATCCAACGCCAATCGCGCCAACCGTAGCTGTACCTCATCTCAGAGATGTAGGTAGCCCAGAGGGTCTTATCCTCCACCTTCGGGACGATGCTGACAGGCGAACGATCGAACCAGATCAACGACTGCTTCATCTTGATGGAGTCGATCAGGAACCACTGAGAAGCGGACGTCAGGTAAGGCCACACCTTGTACTGGAGCCCATACCGAGGGTTGATGTCCGCATCAGCACTACTGGTCTTGGTAGGCGTCTGGCAGAGGATTTTCGCGCTATCCTCCAGAGACGGACCGACGAGCAGGAGATCAGGAATGACACCTGCGAGCTCATTGACATCGTCCGTAAACGCCATCATGGCCAGACGAGCAGCGGCGAGAGCAGTCGCACTCAGTGCCGAAGTGGCCTCATTGGCCTGCGTAGTAGCAGCCTTGGTAGGACTCGCTGGGTGAGCAGCGTCCGTCAGCGGCACACCGTCACCACCTGCATAAGCAGCTGCCGAACAGTTGTTGAACACCGAAGCCGCATCGTGTTCACGCTTGAGAGCAGCCGAGTCACCCAGCTGCTGCGTAGCATCGATGATCTGCGGATACTTGTTGTCTTCGATCAAGGTACGACGAATTGGCAACTCGACCACGTACTCTTCATGAGTGAACGTGGTCTTGTAACCCTTGTCAAACCCGACAGAAGCGACTCGACCGGTGTTCTTGAAGTCCGCCCACGCATCCGGCGAAACAGCGCCGAAGCTGTGGTAGAACTCACTGTCCGAATTGGACGTCTGCATGCTGAAGAGCTCCGGGAACATGATCGGCCGCTTAGCATAGCCGACCTGGAACCACTCGCGAATACCGAGAAGGAGTGCTTCTGCCCAATCTTGTTTGATCTGTGGCATGACTCACCCCTCTCAGGTAACAGTGACGTTCATCGGATGGGCACCGTGCTTGATCATGACCAGCGTCTCTTCCGCAGCAGACGATTCAGCGATCACAAGCAGGTCGTGGTTGGAATCAGCGGCGACCGTCATAGCTGCGGTAGCGCCAGCGATATCCAGTGGAGCGTTGATGTGACGAGCGGAGGCATCGTAGACACCGTAGATCGCATCTTCATCGATGATGACTGCGACCTTCGTGGTCGAGTCCGTGCAAGACTTAGTCTCATTGCACATACCGATGATGAGCTTACTATCGGTGGCAGCGATCAGGACTTCTCCCGTCACTCCATCCAGCATGAGCAGATCGCCCTTGGTATGGACGACTGTATCCTTGCTGTAGAGATTCACGATGGTGGGCTGGCCACCACTAAGGCGTCCACGATAGCGGAAGCCTAGCGAAGTATCAGCCATAGAGAGTCACTTCCTTTCGTTTTATAGAGCCTGCTGCTCCGCGATCAGAGCAGCTTTCTGTGCTTGGGCACGTTCGATCGGTATGCCCATCAAGCGTGCAGCTTCGATCTCGCCAGCGGTGAGTTGTGTGGAGCCACTACTGCGCTCTCCACCACCAGCTCCACTATTCAGTTCAGGCGCGCGGGGCTTACCGCCGAGAGTCACACGTCCAGCGTCTACCAGAGCCTTGACAGCGTCTGCGACACCTTCTACGACACCAGACTCATTGACGTCTACGCCTGCTTTATCAGCCAGGACATAGACGTCTTCCGGATGCTGTGCGCCTAGCTTAGCAGCTTCGGCGACGAATGCGGAACGAATCAACATGTCGCGTGCCTTCTCGTTAGCGACTTCTATAGCCTTCTTAGCGGCATCAAGCTCTGCCTTGAGTCTATCCGTCTCAGATAGCTCAGCTTGCTGTCGAGTGACATCCGCGTCTTCCAAGTCCTTCAGCTTCCTACGCCGGGTCTCCGCCTCCTTGTTAGCTGCCTTGACTGCGGCTTCCAGGCGAGCAATTTGAGCGTCTCTGTCGTCTGTTCCAGCGCTGGCTGCGGCGTCCGCCGCTGTCTTCGCTTCGTCGGCTGCTTTAGCCGCTGCCGCATCTATCGCTGCTTGTTCTTCAGCCGTCACGGCTGCACCCCTTCGTCGTGGGCGTCACGCCCTGGTTACTAGGCTTTCGCTATGCCGCGCACGGTGGCTTGACCGTGAACTCCACCGACTTTGTCTTGCAGTTCTACTTTGTAGTAGCGCCAAACTGCTGTAGCAGTATAACTGGCGATACCTGCGGCCAAGATATCTGCCGAAGCCTGCACGATCACTGCGTCTGCGAAGGCAGCATCATTACCGCCCGTAACTCGCCAGCAGATCGTTTGTGCACCTGTATTGACGCAGGTATAGGCGATAGTACTGTAGGACAGCGTATCGATAGTAGAACCAGGTACGTCTGCCCATGGTGTAACGCTGTTCTTGCCGACAGGAGTAACTTCTTCTGCGACACCGATAATCGGTACCGCAAACTCCTTGGTCTTGGGTCCTATGGGAAGGTACGACATCCTAACCTACTTTCCGCAATCCGGTCCACGGACTATTTCGACGGTATTCTCAAGGTTACGCAACTCAACCACTTCACGAATGAGGCGAAGGATACGGGGTCGCAAACCTATACGAATAACCGGTATCGTCATAATACTAACCGATCTGTTCACGCGTATAATCACGCGTAGCTCCGGAGGTAGCAACGTGCTCTCGAGCCTGAGCTTGATAGTACTCAACACGAGACGTAGCAGCGCGAGCGGCCGTACTATCCATAGCTACCGCTAACTCATTCTTAGCTTGACGAATACTACGCTCAATAGCTCTCTCGTCTTGCTTATCTTGGTACAACTGAGCCTGCGCAGCGACTTCTTCTTCACTTTTCTCAGGATAGAGTTGAGTAATGCCTTCCTGATAAGCACTATACACGTGCATACAGTTAGGATGACCCAAGCCGTCTGCTTCTGCATCATCTATTGAAGGATACTCATTAGACTCACCTGAGATCGACAGTATCTCTCCTTCCCAAGGAGCGCAATCAGGACACGGCGACCCATCTTCGTTGACTATTACGAGGTCGAGACCGTTTTCCTGTAGAGTATCAAGATGACCTGCAATGGCTGCATTACGAGTACCAGCACTCAAAGCCATGGATGCGTAAGAGTAGAGGCTCCATCCACGTCCTATCGTATCGACGAAGCCGGTTACTCCCGACGAAGCGAAATCGTCTAGCGTACTCTGTACTGCTTGACGACGCGTTTGTGTACCGAGTAACTGTTGAGACACTCCCTGATTGACGGGATTCTCTGATAGCGCTACGGGTAGACCTGATGAGTCGATAAAGCCTGTAGACCCGGCAGTTACTGCCTTCTTGTAAGCATCCATAGCTGACCAGAGGATACGTGTCTCCGTAGAGTTGAGGTAGGCAAGCGTCTCATTCGTAATCTTCTCTACAGCACGTAGACCCCCGAGGCGATTAGTGACGGCTGTACCTCGTCCGATATCCTCAACGGCTGCCAGACCGCCTCGCTTATACGCTTCTGTCAAAGCTGAAGGAAGACCCGTAGCTACTTCTTGACGCAGGTCTGTAATGAGCTGTAGAATCTCGGCACGGTAAGACTGAAGCTGTGCGAGTTTCTTCGTAGCCCAATAAGGCTGCTCGATACCCTTCTTCAGGTTAGAAGCGATACGTTCCATCATGAGCCGTTCACCTTCAGCGTACAGTGCGGCTATGGCACGAGCTAGGTCTTCAGCTGTGGCGCGAGATACGGGCATCTATTACGCCATTCCCTTGGTATTAGGCTTGGTCTCTGGAGACAGCAGAGGCTTGACTGTAATACGCGGGAAGTTGTCGACAGGCTTACCGTCCGGACCTATGACGGCTTGATGAGTAGGAGGTGGAGTAGCGTCTTGTGCGCCTGAGTGTACAGGCTGTACATTGATGCCTTGCTCATCGCGTATGATCTTGACTTCCCTTTTGATCTGCGTAGTAGTCCAATCGGGGTGAAGGATAGTCACCTTCTGCTCGATCGAGGCAGCACCTGCAGTATTCAACAGATTGACTGTATTAGCTCTAGTCAGGAAGTCGACCTTCTCATCGTCTTCCCAATCTACGGTAACCTCTACTTCTTCGTCGAGACCGCCCTTACCGTAGACGTTGTACAGTTTACGAGCCATGGTCATAGCGTCTTCCCAGGCGTTACCAAAGACTGTCTGACGATCGCGTGCTTTAGCGATGAGACCCGCGCGCTGTTCCTTCAGCGTACCTTCTGCAGCGACCTGACCTGTGAGCTGGAAGTTCGAAGTTGGGGTACGCGTAAGACGTGCAATATCGAAGACGATCGTCTCCTTGAGCGCGATAAGTCCTGTGAGATCTGCGGCAGCGATAGAGCCAATCTTACCTGCCGGGTCTGTAATGTAAGCCCAGGAGCCTGGAGCTAGGATGGAAGTATCAGGCTTACCGCCCGTCATCGTGTAGATGGGGAAGCCAGCAGTATCTGCTGCGGCTAGTAGGTCGATCATGGATTTGTTGAGAGCGTTCGCCATCGGCACAACGTCCTCTAACTCGGACTCACCATAGCTGTAGCCTTGATCTTTGTTGCGGAAGTGTATAACGGGGATACCCAACGGCTTGCCGCCCATGTCCCCCGTGTCGGTCCACGGGATAGGCCAAGGCTGACCGTCCTCCTCGTGCTGTTGCCACGAAGTACCTGTACCCATATCGGTGTACTTCTCGATACGGTCTGGGTAGTAGAGATTCGTACGACGCGTCTTGACGTAAGCGCCGGAAGTGACGTACCAACGCTTGATCGCGACGACAGGCATCATGCGGTGTTCATCACTGTAAACGATGTGAATGCCGGATACGCCATCGTAGGCATTCTCTTGCATGAAGCGCGGTCGCTCTCCTTCATTATCCCAATCAACGAGCAGATACGTGTCCCCATCGCGAATACTAGCCAGATGCACGACTTTCTGTTGAGCATCCATGCGACTACGTTCCCACCAGTCGACTAGGAGGTCGGGCTGATCGTCACACTCGAACTTAGCGACGACCAGCTTCTCAGCTAATCCATCTACGACGATCGGACAGAAGTTCAATGAGAACTCCTGGTCAGGAGTCAACTCGAGGAACTTACGCATACGCTTCGTGAGCTGAGTAGTATGTTCGCCTTCGTAGTAGTTACGGAACATGGCGTACTTCTGGGAGCGCTCTTGTTCCTGCTCCTCGAGCCAATTCAGGTAGCTTTGTTGCACGATAGCTGTACCACCGGGCTGAGCTTGTCGAAAAGCATCTAGGAGTACGGCCATCAGTTCGTCCTCTCACGTGGAAGCAGCAGAAACCAGACACCTGGGTCTAATGCGATATCTTCGTCTACGCTACAAGACCAGAACTGCGCTAAATCGGCTACATCGACGGAAGCGTCTACGAGTATCAGGCTAAGCATACTTCACGCTCCCAGCTTCATAGCGATTCTGCATGGCGAGTTTCGCGAAAGCACCAGCGGCAGCGTCTACCTGGTCATCGTAGGGCCCATCCGGGAAAGCGCATAGTTCAGATAGGAACGTAGAGTTCCAAGCGCCGGCTACTAGCTTTACATTACCGACTTCACACTGAGCAGCGAACGGATTAGCGCGAGTTACCTTGGAGCCTGTAACGGTCTCTGCATGAACGTCGTAACCTGCGAGATCGCTAACGGAAGACATCGCGGATTCTTTACCACCGGAGCCTGGCTCCTGCTCCATCCAGACAGAGTAACGGGGGTAGAGCCCTGCGTCTAGCTGCGTCACCTGTTCGACGACAGTCTTACGCTGCGCAGGACTCCACTGTCCCCGTTGTACATCGATGACGTAGAAGAGGCCTGCACCTCGCCCAATCAAGACGCCAGCGGTGTAATCTCCGCCGTCTTCTGTAGAAGCTTTATCCCAGTAACGCACCCAATGAGTGAGGAACGTAGGACGCTCTGAGAGTACGGAGCCGAACCATTCACGCTTGAAGACGTTACCGGAAGGCAGTACGTCCCAGTTACCTTCGAGCAGTTGCGCGCGAGTAACGGCGTCTAGTTGATTCAGGCTGCCTAAGTACTCATCGTAGTCTAGGTGAGGATTGTCTATCAAACGGGCAGGAACGAAGAGCCGATTATCATCGTCGTGGTCGTTGACGAACCGCTGCTTCACCCATTCATGCCCGATACCACCAGGGTTACTGGCAGCGCGCATACGAATCGGGACACTACTACCTGCGAGACGGCGAAGCCTACTGAACAGGTAGCGGTATTGCACTTCGGAGAACTGTGTGAGCTCATCAAAGCCTACGAACTGAACTTCAGCTCCTTGATAACGATAACGATCGGTATCCGTCTGGAGATAACCGAAGGAAACGGTAGCACCACTGGGGAATGTCCAACGATGGTCCGCTTCTGACCACTTGGCGCCGGAGCCGCGCAGCCATTCATTAGCACGATCCATAATAGCGCCCGGTAGAGCTAGGTCTTGGTAAGTACGCCGGAAGAGGATAGCGGCATAACCGGGAACGTTGACGTATTGGAGTGCTGCCATTAGAAGAGCGTCGGTCTTACCTCCGCCGGCTGCTCCACCGTAGAGGGCTTCTGTGCAGTCGAGGTCTAGGAAGGCGCGTTGACGTTCTGAAGGCTCGTGAGGACTCCAGTCGCTGGTAGTATCTGCGGCTTCTGTACGGAGAATAACTTCGTCGAGGTCTTCAGCGTCTAGCTCTTGACGAATATCGATGACCGACATGTTCTCTGAGAGAGCAGAGAGAGCGTCGGTACTGATAAACGGGTTAGAACTGCTAGCCATGTGGACTGTTAGCCAACGTTTATTGCCGTTAGCTTCCTCTTCTGCAGCAGACTTGTAAAGCTTGGAGACAAAGTGAGAATCAGTAGCTTTAGTGGGCTTACCGTGTAGTGATGGAGGAGTATAAAGCAGGATAGCGTCGCCATCGGTATCGAGAAGTATAGAAGAGCCGGCTAGGTTCCAAGCGTCTTCATTGCCGAGTTGCCACTCATCGAGGATAAGTAGATCAGCGGGATCTCCACTGATGGAGGCTGCATCGGAGCAGGTCTTGGCCTTGAGACGTTGTGGCGACCCTACTAGTACGATAGTGCGGTCTACTTCGTTCTTGCGGAAGACGCCTTCGGTAAGAGTGTCGCGCAAGGCGTGGGTGACGATACGCCAGAACGCGGTAACTTGCTCGGTGACGGGGGAGGCGTAGAGTACGCGTTCACCGTTGAGGAAGCGATTGATAGCGAGGACAGCGGCGCCAGTGGTCTTACCGGAGCGCTTGCCTGCGCAGACTACGACGCGCTTGGTATTGGAGAAGGCAAAGGCAGCTTGCGCTGGATGCGGTCGAGGAAGATGCACGTTGACGCTAGGCATCGAGTTCCTCAAACTCGCCATCAATAATTTCTTCTGTGCCCGCGTAGACTACTTGTATCTTGATGGGCCCGCCCTCTTTGCCCGTAACTTCTTTGCGTTCGCGGTTCCAGCGATCAGGATGACGGCGACGGAGTAGCTCCATGCTGGCTTTCCAGTCATCGGGAGCGGCATCCACAACGTACCGGAGGAGATCGGACTCGGCCTTCGCCTCAGCTTTTAGTAGATTCTCATAAAACTCGTGGAACGGTCCCGACTCCTCTAACCGTCCACGCTTTATCCAGTTGATCAGGGTTTGGTTATTGATGCCCGCCAAGGATGCAGCTACCTTACGGTAGTTGTTTCGCTCTAATGCCTCGATGACGATTGTGGTGCGTTCAGGAGTGAACTTACTGAGGTGGTGGTTCTCGCCTCGCGCGGTAAGCTCTTCGTCGCGCTGATTACGTACCTTCAGCTGGTCCTCACGGACGTGATACCGCTTCTGCTGGTACGGTTCGATTTCGACGTGCTGCGGCTCAGCGCCGATCTTCTCGGACGCGTTCGATTTTTCTGGAACAACACCGTCACCGCCCACCAACTTCCTAACGGGGTAATTCTGGTCCGGCTTGCAAGTGGGGTAATTCCGGTCCGGTATCAACTTCCTAATTGAACCTTTACTGCGGATTTTGGAAATGTCCACTTACTGCACCTTCGGTTTATTTTGAGGACCCCAGGATGGCCTTGGTACCACGAAGTACACAACCCCCAGTACCACCTACCTAATACCAAACCCCTGGTCCTATCTGCCTGGTATTATGAAACAGGTACTAACTTACTGGGAGGGTACCGTACCTACATACTGGTATGAGGAGCTTCATACCACCTAACCTTTAGGTCAATACCTTAGTCTAAAACGTTTCACCAAAAGGGGTTCAATTACTAAGATGGTACCGATTGGACTACCTTGGACCACCAAACCCCAGGTCCTCACAGGGGTACCACCTTCATCGAAGCTGGACTAAAAAGGTCCTATACGTAGGTCAACCCGGAACCTTATTCCAATCCCAGTCCAGGACTGGGATCTTATACCAGAATATCCAGGTACTGGCTTCCTAATTCCAACATTGGTACTCCACAGGCTTCAAGATTCGAATGTTAGGATGGTGGTACCCCCTCCAGGGGAGTATGCTCCCAGGGTAGGTAGATCGTAGATTTTGTAGATTAGGACTAAGAGAGGAGTTGTAGGTAGATTGTAGATTTTGTAGATTAGGACTATGAGATGAGAGGAGTGTAATGACCGTCGACAAGACCAACGCCATCACCACGGACAGGATGGAGACCGTAGCCAACCTGACCATCAAGGTGG